AAGATATAGTATATTCAAAGAATGCCCCAAAGGAACATAATGTTTTATGGATAAAGGCTGGCAAATATAACCCACAGGATTAGCCCGACCCTGAAACATAGGATCAGGGGGAATATCCTGGAAGTAGAATGTATCAATTTGTTGATGGACATTGGATATCTGTAAATAATCGTACCAATATAGAGAATGAGATACCATCAATTAGAGAGGATTTAACTACTCATGAAGAGGCAATAAATGATTTAACAGAAACTACAACAACTATTGATGGAAAAATAACTGCACTTCAAAATTCAGTTACACAATCTAGAGGTATAGAGCAATAGTTGGCAATGCCAGTAATTTTTGTTAGTGGACTTCATACTTTATCTATGGATACTCAAAATATTACTGTTACTACTCCTATTATGCCTGTTCCTGTTACTGGCATGAATAATAAAGATGAAGCTATAGGCAATGCTATTTATTATAAGCATGTTCCTTATATTATTTTAACAAATTCAGCAAATGGTGCAAATAATGAGACAGGCATTCCTTGTAAATTAGACCCTGTTTCTACAAACTTTGCATTTAAAACTAATTATAGTGTAGCATTAAAACCTACGTATATTACAGAAACTGCTATTGATATAAATGGTGGTAGTGCAGAACCAGCTCTTAAAAAAATTAAAGTAGAATTTGATAGTATTAATGAAATTGAAGCAAATACTAGTATAAATCATATAAAAGTATCATTAATAGATTAATTATGATAAAATACGAAAATATTATATACTCTGCTAATCCTCCTAAACAAACAAATGTTTTATGGATAAAAGCAGGAAATAGAAAAGTGAAAGATGGCCAAGATAAGGATTCTGTAGAAATATTTCCTGAAAACCAAATAATATATCAATTCATAAATGGTAAATGGCAGGCCTTAGGAGATATTGACGAATTAACATATATTGTGTCAACTTTAAGAACAGAAGTAAACGCTCTTAATGATAACAGTGTTACTAAAAGAGAGTGCGGTAATTACGCCTCCAAATATGATCAGTTGACAATGCCTGTATTTTTAGCTAACATCAGAAATTTATTTAAAGATATGCGAGTTGGTAGTTCTAAAACTATAGAGGTACCTATGGTTGGAAGTGGAGCTGCTCCATATTATTGGGCTGATGAAAAAGAATATAATGGGTATGGTATTTATTTTAATAGTGCCCCTTATATAGGAATACAAGACTATTATACAGATCCTACAGTAATATGGTGTAAGCATGAAGTGGGTGATGTACTTACTTTTGATAGAGAGCGTATTTATAAAAGTGATGTTATTACTGCAAGTTGGAAAAATGCATAGGGGGTTGCAACTGCAGGAACAAAAGCATATCTACAAGTAACTATTCCTAAATGGAGTGATTCTAGTAGTCTTAGTGCTGAAGGAATGAGAAAAATAAAATTACAATTAATAGCTGCAGAATAATGTTTTTTGGAAGATTAGAGTTAGAGAAGATAGAGAAGTGGTTAAATTCTAAAGGAATTAAAGATTTGGAATTTGACTTAAAAACCTCTATTAAAGATGGTGATTCTATAGTTATTGTATAGAATGGTAAAAACGTACGAGTTACTCTTAGTACTATAAAAGGAAATATATTTACAAGTTCTGAATTTAAATCATTAGAAACAAGGATCTCTGATAATAAAAAGGCTATTCAGGATTTAACTCTTCGTACTTCACTTAATGACAATAAAATAGCTACTTTAAATAATAACATTAATACTCTAGATTCTAAAGTTCAAGAATATATTGATAAAATTAATGCAGTAGACTAGCTTGAAGGTGATATAAAGTACTTTAATAAAGTAGATGCTAGTAGACAAACTTCTGTATGGAGTCCTTCTTGGGAATATGTAGTAGGTGCTGACTAGTATTATGATAAACATTATTTGTATAGGCTAGAAAGGCAAGAAAAAATAGATGCATATAAAATAGTAGGATATAGAGATGTTGTATATAAAATATATGAAGACACTACCTAGGAAACTGTATATGTAAAAGAAGTTGCTAATGCAGATGCAAGTATGTTTGGGGATTGTGTATGTGTTAACTACACTGATAAAGATTTTAATGAAATATTAGTATCATTGAAATTCACTAATGATAATACAACTACATTATATAAATCATTAGATGAAGGTAAAACCTGGACATCAAAAACTTTAGATTTGGTTATAAATGGAATGCATGTTATTCCTACTAATAAAGTGTTTGACGTTAATGGATTTTTTTACTTTATGGCATATGCTAGAAATAGATTAAAATTTTCTGCAGATGGTTGTTGGCGATCTATATATTTAGTACACACGGCTGATTTTGAAACATTTGATGGAGTTAAAATTGCTGATTTCTCAGGAGTGCCTTGGGATTCATCTGTAACCCCTACATTTATGCATGGTAACACTACTTTAGTTTCTGAACCTGATTTTATAATAACTGAAGAAGGATATATTTTCTATGTAATAAGGGCTGTAGGAGATGTCGGAAATGCTTATAATAAATTATTTTGGTTAGGATTTGGAGGCAATGTTGCCGCTCCTTTAGAAAGTGTAATCACAAATGGAATTGACGGAACTCCCGATCAAGGATTAATACCTATTAAGGTAAATACAGCAGGGGGGCATTTAAAGGGAGCTTTACCAAGAATAACATATGTTAAAAATTATTTATCAGATGAGCAATAGATAAAACTAGTTTGTTGTTATTATAACAGATGTTTAGAAAATGGCTCTGAAGATGGTTCTATATATTTAGGTTCAATAGATTTTGATCTTGATGATATAGATATAAGCACATTTAGAGAAAAAGCATCTAATATAACATTTAAAAAGATAGCACAAGGAACACCAACAGGAAAAAGTAATAGTCCGTTAGGGGGCAACGGAAGTATGATTACTCATAAAGATAACATTATTATTGTAGAGCCCAATGTGTATAATAAAACGCTTCATCAAATAATGTATATAAAAAATAAGTTATGAAATATTTATTATTAGTTATTTTAGTTTTTCTTGTTGCTTGTAGTTCTACTAAAATAATAGAAAAAGAAGTTCCTATAGAAAAAGTAAAAACAGAATATATAAATACATTAAAAATAGACAGTGTCTATATTCATGATAGTATAGATAGATTTGTAAATGGAGATACTTTATATTTATATAAATACAAATATATTTATAAGTATTTAAATCATATAGACACTGTAATACAAAAAGACTCTATTGAAACTCCTGTATACATAACAAAAACAGAAATAAAAGAAGTTAATAAACTTAAATGGTATCAAAAATTACTAATGTGGTTAGGTGCTGCATTTGTAATAGGAGGTATCGCAATAACATGGTATAAACTAAAAAAATCTTAATCCAATGACTGAAATTCTTATAGCAGTAATTGGAGTAGTATCTACAACTGCAGGAAGTTGGCTATCATGGTTTTTAGCAAGAAAGAAATATAATAGTGAAGTAGATAATAATGTAATAAGTAATATGGAAGCCTCTCTAGAGTTTTATTAGAAATTAAGTACAGACAATAAAGAAAGATTGGATTCTGCATTATAGGAAAATAAAGAATTACGTGTTGAAATTGCGTCTTTACAAGAAGATAATATAAACTTAAGAAAGGAAATAGAAGATTTAAAATCTGCAGTAATATAGTTAACTACTCAAATATGTACTGATTTAACCTGTTAGCTTAGAGTTATGAGCTAGCCTAAAAAAAAATGATAAAAATGAAAAAGACAAAAACAAAAACAAGACGGTCTAAACCGTCAACTCCTAAGGCAGGACTAAAAAAAGGAAAGTGTGCTAAAGGATGAAAACTTAAGTAAGATTTTGTATAAAGTGTTGTTGAAATTACTAAAGCTAATTCCAATATTGGGAGCTATATGTTATTTCTTCAACACTTTATTTACTTATTTTGAAATAAATACTCGTGTTCTTGGTTATTTAGGAGGAATGTCATTACTCCCCTGGATTTTTATATATATATCAGAAATTGTATTTAAGTTTTGTGTTCATCATAAAATATTCCTATGGTATATATTTATTATAGAAACCTTAAATTTAATAGACAATATTTAAATATAAGTAGGGCTACTTTTTATAATTATATTAAACAAGGTAAACTCCAAAAAGGTATGAAGCAGCAGGGGTTTAAAGAATTATTTTGGTATAAAAAAGATTTAGATTTATATATAAATTCATATGAGGATAATAAATGAAATTATAATACATTGCTCTGCAACACCTGAAGGAAAAGATTATACTGTAGAGCAAATTAAATAGTGGCATAAACAAAGAGGTTTTAGTGATATAGGATATCATTATGTTATTTATAGGGACGGCTCTATACATTCTGGAAGACCTATAGAAAGAATAGGAGCCCATTGTCTAAAGCATAATGCTCATTCTATAGGAGTATGTTATATAGGTGGTGTAGCGAAAGACGGCAAAACACCCAAAGACACTCGCACTGATGCCCAAAAAGAATCTTTAATAAAACTTATAAAAGAACTTAAAGCAAAATATCCTAAGGCCACTGTACACGGTCACAGGGAATATGCTAATAAAGCATGTCCATGTTTTGATGCAAAAAATGAATATAAGAATTTATGAATACAATACTAAAGGCAATATTCTATAATACAGAGTATTGCTTTGTTGAACAAGAGATGTTTGAAAATGCTCTTGAATCTATCGTTGAGCTTTAATATATTAGGTAGGGAAGATAACTTCCCTACATAATATTTTTGTTAATACAACTATAAGTGATTTATTAATTAATAGTTAATATATGATAAATTATAGTAATTTTGTATTGATTAAACTAGATAAAAGGAGAATAAATGGAAGGTTTATCATTTGATAATATTTATACAGGTTCTGAAATAGAAAACCTGTTTAATGAAGATATACAGGAGGACTCTACAGAAACTGTAGAAGATACTCCTGAAAAAGACGAAGAAAAGAAAGAAGATACTACCGAGGTTAATCCTAATACTTTATTTGAGGATTCGCCAGAGAGCGTAAGTAGTGAAGAAGATATAGTTAAGGAACAGGAAAGTACCTCATCTGAAAAAGGCACTTCTCCTAAATTTTATTCTTCCATTGCTAAAGCTTTTGCAGATGATGGTATTTTCCCTGACCTTAATGAAGAAGATATTTCTAAAATAGAAACTTCTGAAGATTTTAGAACTCTTATTGAAAGTAAAATTTCCTCTGAATTAGATGATAGATATAAAAGAATTGATAAAGCTTTGGGTATTGGAGTAGAGCCTGACATTATTAAATAGTATGAAGGCGCGTTAAATTATTTAGAAAGCATTCAACAATCATCTATAGAAGATGAAAATGAGCAAGGAGAAGAACTTAGAAAAAAGCTTATATATCAAGATTTTATAAATAGAGGATATTCCCAAGAAAGGGCTCAAAAAGAAGTAGATAAATCTATTAAAGGTGGTACTGATATAGAAGATGCTAAAGAGGCTCTTTAGGGTAATAAAGATTTTTATAAAACTGCTTATGATAAAGTCTTAAAAGACGCAGAGGAAGCCGCTGAAAAATCTAAAAAAGAACAAAAAGAACAGATAGACACACTGAAAAAATCTATACTTGAAGATAAGAAGTTTTTTGGAGATTTAGATATAGATAGATCTACAAGACAAAGGGTTTTGGATAACATAATGAAGCCTGTGTATAAAGATAAAAACACTGGAGAACTTTATACAGCAATTCAACAATATGAAATGGAGAATAAAATAGACTTCATTAAGAATCTTGGACTTATTTTTACATTAACAAATGGGTTTAAAGATTTAAGTGGTTTTATTAAAGGTAAAGTAAGAAAAGAAGTTAAAAGAGGTATTAGTGAACTTGAGAACGTTCTTAATAATACTCAAAGAACTTCTGATGGAAACCTTAATTTTATGGGTGGAGGTAAAGATCCTGAATCCTTTATAGGAAAAGGTTGGACTTTAGACGTTTAAAATTTTTAATATATATAATTTATGGCTGGTAAATTAGGTAAATTCCAAATGGTTGGATTCCAACATTGGAAGGGTTTAACTAAAGAGAACCATCTTGGTTCTATTTTTGGTCTTGCTCCCCAAAAGGCATCTAACCTTATGGTACAGCTTTTAGCTTGGTATAGAGGTAAAACACTTGATACATTTCTTTCGTAGTTTCCTGTAAAAGAGTTCGATAAACAATTGTCGCGTAGTATAGTAATATACTAATGAAAAGACTTTAAATTGCTGGAACGCCTTTAGAGGCACTCTGGCTTTTCTAAATAATTATTATTTCAGCAAAATGTTTAGGCTATGAATAATGAAAAATTTTATGATATAAAAAACTATGAAGGATATAAAATTACTAAATCAGGTAAGATATATTCTTTAAAAACAAATAGATTTTTGAAATTTGATTACTCTACAGAGTATCCTAGAGTAAGACTTTATAATAAGGCAAAACAAGATTTTGATACTTTGCTAGTGCACAGACTTGTAGCTATACAATTTATACCAAATCCAAGAAATTTGCCTTATATAAATCACAAAGACTGTAATAAGAAAAACCCTTCTATGTATAACTTAGAATGGTGTACTGCACAGTATAATACAAATTATGCTTATCAACATGGACAAATGGGTACAGAAGAAAGTAATCCAAATTCAAAATTAACTCAAGAAGAAGTTTATAATATATATAAACTAAATGAACAAGATGGAAAGTCTTATAAAGAAATAGCAAATATTTATAATATAAGTGCTAATACTGTTTCTGACATAGTTAGAGGAAAAAGGTGGACTAAAACTTATAAAGAATATCATGGGGTGGAAACCCCTTATATAAGAGTTCCCAAAATCTATATATCAGATGAAGAAGCAGATTTCTATATAAGGCAATATTGGATACAAGGTAAAACAACAACTCAACTAGAAGGGAAATTCAGCCAATCCACAATAGAAAGAGTTGTTTTTGGTAAGTTAAAAAAAGACAGATTTGAATTATTTAGAAAAGAAATACAGAGAGCATTAGGTAATCAGCAGCCAAATCCTAACATTTAAGGAGAGGTTCAACGACTATAATAAGTCTATCCTAAGGGATAATGGTATAGTCTGAACTTTATAGAGATATAAAGATTAACAAAATTGGATGACAGTGAATATACGTGGGATGTAATTGGTTCCTCTAGAAGAAATATCCCTCTTGTATGTGCAAGAGATGAGGATGGTGCAGTAGTAACTGCAGGCAGTGCAAAAATGGTAGGTGCTCATACAGCTCCCTTTGAATTAGTCTTTGCAGAAGACTGGTTTGCCGATGGTGAAGTATTCGCCATCTAAGTATAGTAATATACTTAAAGAAAATTGAGCAAAATCGGTGAAGCCCGCCACAGCTATGGGTAATACCGAGTTAACTTTAATGTAAAATATTAAAGTAATGTAGAGGGTAGAAATTGAAACTACAAATGGTGTTATTTACAAAATAACGTGTCTCTTAGAAAAACAAGAACATATAAATTAACTCAAGAACAAAGAAAACAAATAATACAAGAAATATACCAAGGGTATTCAAGAAAAGACATTATTAACAAATGGGGGATAAGTAAAAGTTATTTATGTTAGTTAATAAAAGGCCAACGTAGAATATAATATTTCCACGAGTGCTCAACTCCTGAAAAGGATGAAAATTTACCCCGAACTATTACGATGGTAAAGTAATAGAACTATAGGATAAAAAGCCTATAGGATAACATTTGGAATACATTGTAGGTGAGCTTAATGAACTCTATCAATTCCGTATTTTAGGTGACCCCAAGAGTGAGGGAACTAATTTTGTATACACTGTAGAACTTGCTGGTGGTAATACTGCAGGTGTTCCGCCTGAAAGACTTCTCAGTGGTGAAAGATTCTCTATTGAAGCAGCCTTTGTAGAGAAGGAACTTAGTAGAAAAGTGGGTGATATAAGATTCACAAGTCCTGTATCTATGCGTAATGAATGGTCTACCATTAGAATACAGCATAAGGTACCTGGTTCAATGCTTAATAAGAAAATTGCTTGTGGTATTCCTGTAGCAAAAGAAACCCCAAATGGCTATAAGAAAGATGTAGTTAATAAGTGGATGTTCTATGTAGATTGGCAATTAGAACAGCAATTCTCAGAATACAAGAATAATGCACTTGCATTTGGCAGAAGCAATAGAACTTAGAATGGTGAATATATGAATATAGGCAAATCAGGCAATGCAATTACGACTGGAGCTGGCCTTTTTGAATAGATGGAGGTATCCAATACTATTTATTACAATAACTTCACTCTCAAATTGCTTGAAGATGCTTTATATCAATTATCTGCTGCTAAGTTAGACTTTGGTGAGAGAACTTTTATTATAAAGACTGGTGAAAAAGGTGCAATAGCATTCCATAAAGCAGTTCTTGATACTATATCGGGATGGACCACATTTACATTAAATGGTGATCAACTCGGAATTGTACAAAAGACTCAAAACAAATTGCATAGCAATGCTTTAAGTGCCGGATATCAGTTTGTAGAATACCTTGCTCCTAATGGCGTAAGAGTAAAAATTGATGTAGATCCGTGGTATGATGATCCTGTAAGAAATAAGATACAACATCCTAATGGCGGTCCTGCTATGTCGTATAGATTTGACATTATGGATATTGGCTCTATGGATTAGCCTAATATCTTTAAGTGTCAAATAAAGGGGCAGCCTGAATATAGAGGATATCAGTGGGGATTAGCGGCGTAAGCCTTTACACATTTCTCAGTTCCCAATCCACGACCTAGAAACAGAAGAGGTGGATAAAGAAAAACAAGGTTAATTGCTGGAAGTTCCTTAGAGCTTTCACTGCTTTTTAAACTTCAAACATTTTAATATGGAAGTTAAAGAATTATGGAAACCCTTAGAAGAATATAAGGGTATTGAAATTAGCTCAATTGGCAGAGTAAGAAAAGCTGCTAATAAGAGAAGAAAAGAGAGAATATTGACAGAGTTCCCAAAAGATAGAGATGGTTATTACAGGTGCTCGGTTCAAAGACTTGATGGAACATGGACCTCACAACCAGTTCATAGATTGGTTGCTAAAGCATTTATAAGTAATGTTGATAACAAAACAGTAGTCAATCATATTGATGGGAATAGAACAAACAACAGAGTTGAAAATTTAGAGTGGGTAACTCCTAGAGAGAATGTAGTCCATTCCTTTAAATATGGAGCCAGGAAAGTTTGCAAAGATATTCCTAAGAAAGTGCTACTTACAGATTTTCAAATATCTCAGATAGACACTCTCAGGACTCTGTATACTGTGAATCAAATAGCAAAGATATTCAATATAGAATATCAATCTCTTAAGAACATAATTCATAAAAAGAAACAATGTGAAAGATTGGATAATCAGCAGCCAAGCAATTATAATTCAATTTATAATTGAAGGTTCAACGACTATCCCATTTGGGAGTAGGCTTCAAGTGAAGCCGAAATGCCTTGCTCAGTTATATAACTGATGAAGATATAGTCTGACCTCTATAGAAATATAGAGATTATACATGGAAACGATGTATAAGTAACATTAAATGTGAGAAATCCTTTCACAGGTGCTATTGGTAATCAATACATGAGCTTTGATGAAGATGCTGCTGTATTCCACAGAATGGCAACATTTGGCATTTGTGTTTTGGATCCTACTAGAACAATGTCGTTAATACCTGCTTGCTTACAGGGTTAATAAACAATTATATTATTATAGGTTAGGAGGAAACTCCTAACCTATATATAATATAAAACACAATATAAAAGTTTTAAATTTGGAGAAGTATGAAAAAAGAAAAGGAAGAATTAGATTTGGAAAATAATGAATTGCCTTTATAGGCAATGTCAAAAAAAACCAATAAAAGAACAACTAGAGAACCTGATTATGCATATGACGATATAGTTCCTAATTGTTTAAGAAATGAAAGGGTTATAGTTAGATATATCCCTAAAGCTAGTAGTTTGGTTACTAATCCCAAACACATCCTATATGGAGGTATGGCAGAAAATGCAACTAGAACTTTTACTGTGCCTAGATTAAGTTCAGGAGTATATGTAAATGTTCTTACAGATAAAGAAAAATAGTTTCTTGAGGAAACCATGCAACTCGAATATAATGCTTTAAGTATTTATAAAAAAGAAAACAACTTCTGGGATGATTCTAATGATCAAGGTATATCTAGAGTAACTTTACATAAATAGGATAACTTTTTAGATTTATCATCCCCCGAAGACTATATAAAATATAAAATTCTATTAGCCAATAAAAACCTTATAGCTCCTTCATTAGACGCTTTATAGAATACGCCTAAAGCAAGTTATCAATTTGTTATAATTTCTGAAGGTGACGAAGTAAACAATGCTAAGCAGAAAATGTCTATTACTATGAGATGTTATGCAGAATATGGTAAAATAGAAAATGATGTAGATACACTAAGCCTTATAGTAGAAACTCTTGAAGGTCGTGCAGTAGCTCCTAATGTTAAATTGGAGTATCTACAAACTAAGATAAATGATCTTATTTAGGCAAACAGTAAGATGTTTATTAAAGTAATTACAGATCCTTTACTGCAAACAAAAGTACTTTTAAAGAAAGCAATTAGTGCGGGCATTATCTCTAAGAGAGGTGACTATCTGTATTTAAGAAGTGATAACACTCCTTTATGTGAAGCAAATGAAGAGCCTACATTAGGTGTTGCTGCAAGATATCTTAATAATCCTAAGCACTAGGATGTTAAGTTTTCTATAGAGGCTAAACTAAACTAAATAAATAAAAAATATTATGACTAATCTAGAATTTAGTAACGAATTTGACGTACTCTATAATAATATTACAAGTAACCAAGCTCCTGGTCTTGATGAGTATGAAAAATCTGTTTTTCTTACTAAAGCTCAAGATGAAATTATTAAGGCATATTTTAATCCTAAGACTAATAAAGTACAAGAAGGGTTTGATGGTAATGAGAGAAGGCAAATAGACTTCTCTATGATTATGAGAAGTAACTCTTTTAAAACTCTTATATACTTGTCAGATAGTACCAGCGTAGGCACTCCCACAATATCTAAAAAAGAATTAGATTTTTTAGTAGCAGATGTTAAAAAAAATTATATTAATGGGGAAGCTGTTATTCCTGATGGAGCCATTTCAAAAGTATTTAGAATCGAGGATATAACGGAACCTGAATTAAATAATAAAACCGCCACTGTTGTAACTTATCTTAAGGAGGCCCTTTTTGATTCTAGAGATAATAGTAAATCTGTTGATCTTAATAAAGACATTCTTATGTTTACTAATGAGTATGTTATTGTTTCTAGAGGAGCAAATAATCAAAAAGTAAGACTTACAGTTATGCCTATTAATTATACTGAGTATAACAGATTAATGAGTAAACCTTATAAGAGACCTTTAAAATTTAATGCTTGGAGATTGATAGATAACTCTAATTCAAAAAATGTAGCAGAATTAATTGTAGGACCTAATGATACTATAACACAATATAGTATTAGATATATTAAAAAGCCGAAACCTATAATTCTGCAAAATTTAGAAGATGGTTTAACTATTGATAATGAATCAACATCTTCTCCTTGTGAATTAGATTCCATATTACATCCTGAAATATTGCAAAGAGCGGTAGAATTAGCTAAAGCTGCTTATTTAGGAGATCTCAATTCTTAGATAGCTTTAGGACAAACATCTCATACAGAAATGGGGATGGTAACACAGAATAGTAAGTAACTATGACAAATGAAGAATTTTCTAATGAATTTGATGTTTTAATTAACAGTAATGCGATATCTAAACCTTTCGGTGCTGGAGATTCATTATTTGAATTTAACGAATATGAGAAATCGGTGTTCTTAACAAAAGCTTAGGAAACCATTATTAGATAGTTATATAATGGCACTCTTACAGGAACCTCTTTTGAGGAAACGTAGGAGTTAAGAAGATATTTAAGTACATTAATTAAAACTAAAGAGGCTACTTGTACAAATAATAATGATGGTACATATACAGTAATCTTTAATGCTGAAGATGGTGTTTGGTTTATTGTGCAAGAAGAAGCTGTTATTACAAAGGGTGGTTGTACTATTAATGCAGATATTGTTCCTGTAAAACATGATGAGTTAAATAGAATAAGACGTAATCCATTCAGAGGAAATTATAATAATAGAATTCTTAGAGCTGATAGATATAATTCCGGGGAATCAATGGTATTATATCCACCTAAAAATACTACAATAGACAAATATATTTATAGATATATACAGTAGCCCGAACCTATTATTCTGGAAAATCTTCCTGATGGACTTACAATATTGAAAGTTTCAACAAAAAATGAATGCAAATTGAATCCTATACTACATCCAATAATTTTAGATACTGCCGTTAGCCTGGCAATTAAAACTAAAAGTAGTATGGTAAAATAAGTTTAATTTAATAATTTTTATTATGGCTGTTTTTTCGACAAATCAAGTTAGACATTTTTACGTAGTAAGCGCAGGTGATAAGCTTACTAAGAACGCAAAAAATCAAATTTATTTACAAACAACTGATGCTTTAGGCACTCCTATAAGAAGTGATCTTTTTAGCGCAGATAAAGTTCTTTGGGCAACTAGGGCTGGTTCTGAAAATCTTGTACATAAAGTAAAAGCCTATAAAGTAGAGCTTACTGATGATCCAATTTCAGGATAGGATTATATTCTCAGAATTACCATTAAGAATTATCTTGGTATGTCTGATGAGGATCTCTATTTTAAATATGGTGCAGTACATGCAGTTGCAGGTATGACTAAGGGAAAGTTCTATCAGGCAATGATTAAGTCTCTTATTAAGAACTTTAGTAGAGAAGTTGCTCCTCTAGTTGCTTTCTATGCAGGTAATGATAGCACTTTAGCTAATCCTTTTACAGAAAGTGATGTACCTGATGATCTTACTGCCTTTTATATTGCTGAAGTAGAGCAGGCTTGGAATTTAGGAACTATGCCTGTAAACTATGTAGACTTTGATGTTACTCCCGGCACTATAATTAATCAAGGTGATGAGGTAGTTTGGGGTACTGCAACTATTGATAGAACTGTAACTAAGACCTTTAATAACGGTAAAATGGTTGCTGATCTTGAATACTTCTGCTTAGGTGAGAGAGGTGATAAGTATAGAAACATTGGGTGGCCTAATGCAATTCCTACTAAGTATAAAGTAGATCCCACTAAGGCATATACTTTGTATGACATTCATTATTGCTATACAGGCCCTAATGAAGGCCCTTAGAAGTCTGAAAAGACCCTTACTATAGCAGTTCCAAATGGTCTTGCTGTAACCTCTACTCCCACTGGTGCAGAAACTAAATTCTTAGATACATCTGGTATTACTTACGTAGAAGGAGTTTATTGATTATTAACAATTAAAATATAAGGGGAAGGGATTATTATCCCCTCCCCCTTCTTTTTATTATGGTACATTTTAAAGAATTAAAAATAGACTAGGAAAGAAATAGGTTAATTATATCAGCATTTGTTGATAATAGTACTTATTATAAAGATGTGTATATATCTAAAATATTTATAGGTACTGATTATTATGTTAGCTGGCCTTCTGAAGAATCTGGATTTCATAAAATAGAAGTAGAAAACACTAAAGAAGTAGAACTTTGTTTATCTATAAACGATTTAACAGAATTAAAATTATCATCTTTAAATGAAAAACTTTTATTTGTATATATAAAAACCAGTGGTGCTCCTAGTCCTGATACCCCATGTGGGTGTGATTCTGAATATATTATGGGGGTAGTATATGATATTAAAAGTATATATGACACTTTAATATAGTATATTAAAGAACTTACCAATAATTGCTCTGTTCCCTCAAATCTAATAAATGCATTTTTAAAATATAAAATGTTGCAAGTAGCTATAGATACAGGCCATTACCAAGAAGCAATTAATATATGGGAATAGTTTTATGGAGATAATAAATAGATTATAACAACATCAAAACCTTGTGGATGTAATGGATAATTTATATAAATCTTTAAATCAATATTTTAAAATACTTGAAAGAACAGGATACCTATCCCCTTCTTCTGTAAATAGACTCCTTGCATATATTATGATATTAGAATTTTTTGAAGAGCCTTTATATTATTATCTTACAGAAGAGGACTACAAGTATTTACAAAAAGCATTGTATTGTTTATATGGTAAAGATTGTTTAATCCCCTACCCAACTATCACTGAAAACTTAGTTAGTAAACCAATATTATTATATAATACAAATTGTAGAATTTCATAGGAAAGTGACACACTTAGGGTTACAGAAGATTAGATAAGAAAGCCATTATAATAAGCTGATAATATTAATAAAGGACTTGTGAATATTAATTAATATAATTATATTTGCAAGTCCTTAATTGTAAATGATATGACTTATAGAGAAATAATATATATATGTTTGGACTAGGCTAAGCTGTCTTCAGAAGATTCTTATTTTACTGAGGATCATGTTAAGTTTTTATTATCTAAAGTAAGGGCAGCTTTACTAGAACAAAAATATTCAACTATTAAAAGAGAGGTTTCCTAGACTAACTATCAAACCTTATGCATTCCTTTGGAAATAAAAACAGACGGAGGAATATGTGGAAACACCCCATATCTTAAAAGTAAAAATGTAATCCCTACATTACTAAATATAGGAACTTTTGATATATATTCAGAAGACTTTTATAATACTTCTATAACTTTAGTTTCTAGAGAAAGAATGAAATATGTAGGCCATAATAAATGGCTTAAAAATATAATATACGCATCAATAGGGCCCGATAATTATTTATATTTAAAAGGTAGCAATCCTCAACATCTTTATTTAAAAAATTTAAAGATGACAGGTATATTTGAGGAACCTGATAAAGTTTCAGAAAGCTGTAACACTGAGAATAATAAATGTTAGGATCCATTAGATAAAGAATTTCCTTTAGAAGAAGCTCTTGTAGGCAATGTTATAAATGCAGTTGTATAGTTATTATTGGGAGCTTCTTATAGACCATAGGATTCTGAAAATGATGATAAAGACGCCCTTTCAGATTTAGTTACTTACATACGTTAGAATGTAAAAAGTAATCTTTAGAAGTAGATTGATGAAGTTCCAAATTAGTCAACTAATAATGGATAATTTTAAACTTTAGGTAGTAAAAGCTAGAGGTCCCAAAATTCATAAAATAAGAAATTCTTGGGGAGTATATGATGCATATAAATGGATAAGAAAAAACAATTGGTTAGATATCGGTAGAACAATTACTTAGCATTAGTTTTATTTTATAATAAGGAATATTAATAAAGAATTAGTACAACAGTTCTTTGTTAAACAGTATATTAAATTCCCACATAAAATGGGTAAATTAGAATTAGCAAAAACTAAGGCTAAAGTATCAATGAAAAACGGTAAACTTAAAATTAGTAAAATTATAAATTGGGGAGATACTTTAGAATACTGGAAAAACGACCAAGAAGCATTTAATAATAAAACCCTTATTTATAATAATGCATAGTATATATTTAAAATTATATATAGTAAATATAAAGCTAATTATAAAAACAAGCAGGTGTTTTTCTTTTATCCTAACAGAACATTTAAAAGGCAGTTAGCTGCTTTATTAAAAGATAATAAAATAGATACATGGTTATATGGTTAATTATATATCAATAAAAGAAGTTTTAGATAACATATTAGCACATCCACTATTATAGGATGTAAGCCTGGAAAGAGCAGTTAACTATACACAATAGTTTATGCGAATAGTTGGAATGCCTAATATGTTTATTGAAAAAACAGAAGAATTAAAAATAGAAGATTACAGGGCACAGTTACCTTGTGATTTTTACCAAATGATACAAGTTAGAACCTTGGTATAGCATTGTGATACATAGTCTGAGTAGGTATTTGTTTATAGCACAGATAATTTTCATATGTCTTCTTATAAATAGGATTCAGGGTTTTGCTATAAATTACAGGGTAATTGTATATTCACATCAATAAAAGAAGGTACTATAGAAATTTCATATCGGGCTATTGCTACAGACGATGAGGGATTTCCTTTAGTACCTGATAATGCAGCATTTATTAGGGCATTAGAATTATATATAAAAAAGCAGGCTTTTACAATATTATTTGATATGTAGAAGATAAATGCTAATGTTTATCAAAATGTACAACAAGAATATGCATGGGCTGTTGGACAGGCATAGTCCAGCTTAGTTATGCCATCTATAGATCAGATGCAAACATTTACTAACAGTTGGAATACTTTAGTTTCCAGAGCTACTGAACACAGCAGAGGGTTTAGAACTAACAGTATACAAGAAAAGATAAGGAGGCACTAATGGAAGTAGATAAACATGTATTTTAGGGGATGCAACAAGATTCCTCAGAAATATACTAGGATAGTAATATGCTTAGGGATGCTTTAAATATACGAATTACTGATAGAGACAATCCAACTCAATTTTCTATTACTGTAGATAAAGGCAATGTTCTTGGTTCAGACATGACTCTTAAAGGTAAATATATTGGGCATTGTTTATTAGATAAATAGAATGTTCTAGTTTTTACATAGGACGAAACTCATACTTATTTTTATAAAGTAGGTGGGACATATAATTATATAGTAGCACAAACAAATGAACCTATACTAGATTCCACTGAAGGTATAAAAACACTTCATATATATGAAAATTATAATGTCGATAAAGTCTATTGGGTTTAGCCGAACAGACAACCTAGAGTTATAAATATAGCATATTTTGAAAATACAGGTATAACTGAAGTTAGCAACCCAAGTATGTTTAACTTTGTCCCGGAACTTTAGCTAAATGAACAACTATAGATTGATAAGATATATGGTGGTGGTATATTTAGTCCTGGAGTTATACAATATGGAATAACTTATTATAATTTATATGGTCAAGAATCTAACTTGGCTATAGTATCACCATTGTATTATATTTCAGATATAGACAAAGCAGGAGATCCTTCTAAAAGTTATTCTAATTCTTTCAAAATTACAGTTAATGGTATAGATACTAATTTTGAATATATGCGTATATATTCAATACATAGGACTTCCTTAGATTAGGTGCCTACTGTACATATAGTAAAAGACATTAAAATAGTTGAGTACAATGCAGATTAGAATGTTACTATTATAGATAATGGAGCATATAAAGAAACAATAGATCCAACATTGCTACTTTATATAGGAGGTAGGGAGATTTATGCTGGAGCGATAACTCAAAAAGATAATACACTATTCTTAGGAAATATTACTCTTCCTAATAAAGATTCTTAGTTTATTTATAAAGTAAAAGGAGTTACTATAACAGATCGATCCGATTATATTATATCTAGTCATATACAAAAGTTTAGTATAAATTAGTATTATTACAAAATTCAAAATTTAAATAACTCATATTCAGGAATATTTAAATATAAACAAAAATATAGAATAGGTATTTAGGGGCAGTATAAAGATGGAACATGGACAGTTCCAATACATTTATCTGATACAGTACTTAGTTATGACTATCCAAAAGTTTCTTTAGATTATACTGGTGGACAATATAGTATTTCAAGTTATTCTAGTAAATTTAAAATAAGTTTTCCACATTTAGTAAAAGATCTTTATGATTTAGGTATTAGAAAACTAAGACCTATTATAGTATATCCTAAATTTACAGACAAAAGATCTATAGCTCAAGGTGTTCTATGCCCTACTGTATTTAATTATTATAATAGAATGACTAATGCTCCCTTTGCATAGTCTTCTTGGTTTTTTAGACCTGTCTATAATACTAAATATAAAGGCAGTCCATTATATGGAGAAAAACGTGGTGATTATATCCCATTTAATAATTTAGATGTTTTACCTAAAAAAGAAATTGGGAATACAATGCCAGTTGATAAAATACCTAAAGAAGCAAATGATAAATACAATTCTCTGTTTTTTATAGATGAAAATGTAGTAACATTCCATTCTCCTGATTTAGATTATAATGAAGATTTATGGTCAATAGATTATACAGGTTATGAACTTTAGGTTATAGGTGCAGTACCATTAAACTCTATATATGGCAATGTAAATATAGAACCAAAATCTCCTCCAAAATCTTCTTCAGGAGGCTCTATATTTAAACCTGTAGGATATGTAAATAATCAATTTAATGTATTTGATATTAATGGAGGTGCTGTTGGAGGATCTTGGTGGAAAGATATTGCTGTTAAAGAGCAGGATGATAAGATTATAACTTCTAAGGGTATGGTTAATTGGTTAGTAAGTACTTGGCAAAGAACAGGATCACTAAACAATGATTTTAACCATGAGAAAGGAGATGCACAATCCTCTATACTTCAGAAAAAACAAATATCAAATATTAAAGTATTTAATTCTGCTGAAATTTCACCTAATATACTAACGTATAATCCGTAGGATATATAGTTAGTAATGAATTATGGTGAACAGACTGTTAATTATTTAGATTTACCATATTTACAATAGTCTATTTAGTATCAAGGAAATATAGATACATTATTACCAACTTCAGAAGAGTATTACATAGGAGATACTAATGATGCAGATGTATCAGGACCATTCTATAGTAAATCTCCTGTAAGAATGAAATATCTATCATCTCCGCATCTAGTAATGAGTTTGCCAAGTACATATGAAGAAATTACAGATAGTAATGGAAATAAATCAACACAATCTATAGCAACTTTATTGCCTAGAGTAAAATTCTATGAAGATTTTTCCGGTAATAAAGACTATGAATTACCTGATTGGTATTATAAATATAGTGGTAATAAAATAGACCTTAAAGAAGATTATCCCGAAGATTCAGGATTTAATATTATGGATATTTATTATATAGGTTACTATTATGATGATACCAAAATGACTGGTTTCAACTAGAATAATAAATGGGTTATATCATAGAAGCCTAATTTAGATGCTCCTGCATATGGTGCTTGGGCAGTTTGTAAAATATCAGGAAATAAACCATTAGAGAATAATAATGCAAATACAAAAGTTGGATATATTCCTGATACAGTTAATAATGCTGCTCCTATATTACATATTAGGCCTGATTGTGTTTTTGGTATTCCAAAAAAAGCTTTAGGTACAGATCCTTTAAATAATGATGATGAAATTAAAGAAGCTATTGTTTAGCTTTTTGTTAAGGCAGATTATGATTATTTTAATTTGGGTATAAAATTACAAATTACCAAAGAAACTTTAGGGGGGATTGATAAAGGTGATGGAGAATTTTTTTATGTAACATTTAATGGTACTTAGGAACAATAGAATATCTATGGATATGTATCAAAAATTAAAACAACATTTCCATTTAAACCTGGAGAGGGGGAGGAAAAACAGCCTTGGGCTAATAATGATATTGTTGGCTGTAGATTTCAAGAAGCCACTGTTGATAGCAGTGGTACTATAACTACTCCTACTTAGGATACAATATAGAAAGCAGACTCTTTCTATTTTAGAAGAGATCTTTTATGGGAAAAGGTTCTTTATGAATATAATCTTCCTGATGTCTTTCAAGATAAAGAAAATAATACATATTTTAAAAAACCATCTCCTTATTTATTATTAGCAGAAATAGTAAGAAAGGGAGCAGACGATAAGAATAGTGATTACAATAAAAATTTATTTGGGGGCACTTCAGAGTAGGCATTAAGTAATAATATATGGGTTCCTGCAGGTAAGGCGGTTAAAATAGAAGATTTTGTAAATAATACTAACAAGACAATTCCATTAGAATTAACATATGGAGACTGTTTCTTTGGTAGATATGATTGTTTAAAAACATATGCTGCTAATTTAGATGACGAAAACTAGGTTGTAGAAATAGGATCATTTCCATGCGAATCTTGGATTAACTTTGATGGTAGGTATGACAACAGAATTGGTATGTTAACTAATTGGACTACCAATAATACAAACTTTAATAAGATTAATCCTGTATATTCATAGAAAGATAATTTCTTTAATTATAATATTCTTCCTGATGATTTTTATAATACTAATTATTTTCGTAATCAAATAACTTGGGGGTTAACAAAAACTGCAGGAGCTACTACTGATGTATGGACTAATATTACTTTAGCTAATACTATAGATGTAAATGGATCAAATGGAGCTATAACTGATTTATTTTCATTAGGGGATAATATATATTGTTTACAAGACACCTCAATTAATTAGATACTTTATAATGATAGAGTTCAAATATAGCCTTCAGATGGGGTTCCCATAGAAATAGCTAATAGTGGAAAGGTTTCAGGTGTTAGAGTAATTAGTGACTCTGTGGGTATGTAGAATCCTTTTGGTATTTGTAAAGGAGAAAATAATATTTATTTTGTTGATGGAATTAATTCTGGATTATATCAGTTTAACGGACAATAGGTGCAGAATATATCAACTCCCAATAAAATGTTTTAGTGGCATAAAGAGCATGACCTTTCTTCCAGGTGGTACCCTAGTTATGGAATAAACTATCCAGCAATAAGACTTTGCTATGATAAAAAATATAAGGATATTTATTATTTATCTTAGGGAAAAGACAATAGTTTAAACTATTCTGCCTTACTTGGAACTTATGTTTCAAACTTTTCTTTATAGAAAATTTTAGGTATGGAAAGAGTAAATGATGGCACTAAATCATACTTACTAGGATTTCAAACAACTGATTCTTATACAACAGAAGTACTCCAACTTTTTAATGCCGATGCAGTAATTAAAAATGCTTATATAACTTTTATAAGCACTGACAAAACAGATGCTGTTAAAATATTTGACACTATGGATGTAGATGGAGGTGTTTATAAAGATAATAAAGAGTTTTATGAAGGTGAAAATATTTGTCCTGTAGAAGATGTTGCAGTAACTAATGATTATCAATCAGCCACAGGAAGTAATTTTAAAAAGAAATTTAGACTTTGGAGAACATAGTTTCCAAGAGATAAAAGATAGAGAATTAGAAATCCTTGGACATAGATTAAATTAATACTTAATAATTCTACTATAGCATAGCCAAAAATAAACAGTGTAACAGTACATTATACTAAATAACTTAATAGGGATATAGGTAACACTTATATCCCTATTATTTTTTAAATTATTTAGTTGCTGATATAAAGAACTTTATATATCTTTGTACAATAAATAAATATGATCATGAGTATAGACTTAACATAGTTAACATATAATTCTGGTAATAATTCTGAAGCCCTAAAACAAAAGGCTTTGTAGGAAGGGCTTCTATCACCTGATATTAAGCGCCCAAGTGTTAAAAACCCGATTAATTTTGGTGGTATAGTATAGGCTACTGCAGGACCTGCAAGTGCTTTAATTGGAAATGCTTTATCAGGAGGTCTTAATTCTGGAGTGGGAAGTGCTTTATAGGGATTAGGTAGTATAGCAAGTGCTATCCCAGGACCATGGGGGGCAGTAGCAAGCGCAGGCTTAAATGTTCTTGGTGGGATATTTAATAGGACAATAGGTGCTAAATTTAACGATAAGAATATAGCTAATATTTAGTCAGGTATAGATGCTGCTAGAGGATATTAGCTAGACAGTAACATGAGCTTAGATTAGTTAGCAAATGAAATATCTTCTTCAAATCAAGCTATGGATTTTACTAATAAATACGTAGGAACTGATGGTTGGTTTTCTAATAAAGTTGCTAAGAAAGCAAATGCTTTAAGACAAGCTTAGGATACTGCTTTTGCTTGGCAATCAAATGTTTAGGATAATGCAATACGTAATGCAACAATGAATAGTAATTAGTAGCTATAGTCAACATTTGCATATGGAGGTGGGATTAATATAAAACCCTCAAAAAGAGGTACATTTACGCGTGCTGCTACAAAACATAATATGGGAGTGCAAGAGTTCGCAAATCATGTTTTAAATAATAAAGAAAACTATAGTAGTGCTATGATAAAAAAAGCAAATTTTGCTAAAAATGCTGTAGGATGGAAACATGCTTTTGGCGGTGACTTAATGACTAATGGAGCAGATTTTAGTAACGGAATATATTATATAGATGAAGGTGGGACACATGAATAGAACCCAAATCAAGGAGTTCTTATGGGAATGACTTAGGATGGAACCCCTAATCTTGTTGAGGAAGGAGAAGTTATTAAAATGACAGGAGGATAGCCTGATTATGTATTTCCCCATAGATTAAAATTATCTGTAAACAGACTTAAGGATTATGGAATAAAAAGTAAAAAAGCAATGCCTATATCTGAGGTTGCTATGAAAATATCTAAGGAATCTGAAGAAAGACCTAATGATCCTATTAGTATAGCTGGCAGAGAACATTTTCTTAATATGTTAATACAGGATACTGAAGAAAAAAGACTTTAGGAAGAATAGAAAAAAATGCGTCAAGCTTATAACAATATGACTCCTTCACAATAGGCAGAAGTACTAATGGCAGCTTAGCAACAATAGCAACAAGAAGCTTATAATTAGGAACTTGCACAGCAAGAATAGGAGCAACAACAGCAACAAGAAGGTTTACCTATATATTCAACATAGTTTGCTCAAGGTGGACATGTGAATTTATTTAAGGGTCCTGGAGATAAACCACAGTGGTTAAATGGAGTACAAAATATAGTTAATAATGTACTACAAACATTATCCCCACAAGAATTTATAAAAACATATTATTCTAGGTATCCTGGAGGTGCAACTGCTAAATATAACTCTAATATATATGGAGATTGGAATAATTTTTAGTTTAATGGGGAACATCTGTATAATCCATAGACTAAACAATATGCTAATATATACAAGGATCCTAGATTTATTAATTGGTTAAAATCTGACGAGGGATTACAATATGCAAAAGATTGGTGGGGAAATCCTAAGAATGCTTAGAATTACTTTTTAAGAAATAAAATAGCACCTACAATAGATGAATTATTAGGTAAAAACGGTGGAATAGGTTTAATGTATGATGCTCCAACAGGTAATACTTCTGCCTTTTCTGATGCACATAAATATGGTATGGATGCTCTAAAGTTTTGGTATAATAAACTAAATCCACAGAAACAGGCAAAACCTAAATATGGTGATAGATATTATACATATACTTTAGATTAGCATGGTATGCCTTAGACTGCTTTAATTAATGACTATAATACATGGTCTAAAGATCCTAATAATAGTAACTGGTTATATGATCCTTCTAAAACAAAAACAGGAGTTGTAGATGGAGATACTACATACACAGACCACTATTTTATACAAAAACCTGCATCTTAGGAAAGAGATAATGCCGAAGTAAATCCTATAAAAAGAAGACCTGAGTGGTTAAGATATGCATCTGGTTTAGGACTAGCTGCAGGAACATTAACTGATTTCTTAGGAATTACAAATAAACCTGATTATAGTAATTTTGCTGATATAAATGCTTCATTAAATAATAGTAGAATATATCAACCTGTTGGATTTAATAAAACCTATAATTACCTTCCTTATACTCCTATTGATATTTAGTCTGTAGCTAATCAAATTGAAGCATAGTCTGCAGGAACACAAAGAGCAATTATTAATAATAGTGGTATGAATAGAGCATCTGCTTTGGCAGGAATACTTTCAAACAACTATAATACAATAGGTGGAATAGGAAATGCTATTGCATAGGTTAACAAAGAAAATCTATAGAATAGAATTGAAAGTGTCAAACAAGCAACTACTACAGATCAATTCAATTCATAGGGATAGTTAGATGCGGATAAAGCTAATCAAGCAGCCCCTAATGCTAATAGATGGGAATACACTAAGAATCTACTAGCTGCTGCTGAAGCAAAACAAAAAATTAAAGATACTTCAGATGCAGCAAAAGTAGCTAATCTATCAGGGCTTCTTAAATTTATTGGTGATCTTGGTTATGAAAATATGAATAGAAATATGATGGCTGGATTAATAGAATCAGGAGCCTCTGTATCTGATGATGTTCTTAAATATTGGGGGTATAATACTACTAAAAATAAAAACAAACAAAATGGATAATTATGTATTTAGTAATAGATAATAATTTTAAACCACTTTCATTTGATGATTTATATAAGCCTTATGGTAAATATATAGAATCATATGAAAAAAACTTGGATAAATAGGAAAAACTTCTTGAATCTTCCTCTAAACTAGGAATGTTAATTGATTAGTATAGAGACCCTGTATAGTATGCTCAGTTGTAGGATTACAAAAATAGGCTTTTAAGCTATGCAGATGCTATGGCTAATGGACAAACTAGAAGAATTGTACGAGATATAAATTAGGCAAGATTAGATTATGCCGGAACCTTTAAACCTATGGAAGAACTAGCATAGAAAAGGGAAGAATTGGCTAAAGAACAAAGAGCGTTAAGGGCTTCGGGTAAAAGAGGTGTATACTTTGATAAAGATTATGGTACAATGTCCCTTTCAGATATGGCAAGAAGTAATGCTACTTATAATACTATTAAAGGTGAGGATTTATATACTGCAGCATTATAGTTTGCTAATTCAGAGTCTGGTAGGCATTTTATACATACTATGCAAAAAGCAACAGGGGATCTTGCAGGGTATTTTTTTGAAAATACACAAAGAAGAGGATATACATCAGATGAATTATAGCAATTGATTAATACTGCGAATAAAAATTCAGAATTTGTTAAAGCTAGAGATAGAATACTTGATGAGTTTGGAGTTAAAAGTTTAAGTAAATAGGATTAGAATAGAGCTTTATAGAATATAATATCTGGATTTCTTGATAATAATGCGTATGCACAAAGTACTTCTTATTCTGAAGATCCTACATTCTCACGTAATATGCAGGCAGCTTAGTTAGCAATAAATTAGAGATAGATGAGTCTGCAAGAACATCAATATAATGATAATCGTTTTAACAGAAGATTAGTAAAATTAGAAGATTTATCTGGTGTTAAAAATGTAGAAGATATTAAAAAGACATTATCTGGTATGAAAGTTCCTTATTTTGAAGATGAAATTGTTGGATTTGATGGTAGTACAACAAAAAGATCACCATATGTTATTGTATATGGTCCTGGTAATGATCTTAGTAGATCTTTTTATTATACTACAGATGGAAATCTTATTCCTATTGTTGCTAGCAATGCAAAAAACAGTAGTTAGAACAATAGTTAGAGTGGATCAACTGATTAATAAAAATTAATTATGAGTACTTTTTATAATACAAATATAGATATAGCAGAATATAATAAGTGGGCTAATAAATATGCAAATGATATACGCAATTTATCAGAGGAACAAAAGAAGAATGCATTTTTAAGGTACCAATATAGAATGAAGCACGGTGAAAGTGCATTAGGGGCTTTTGACAAAGCTAAAACTTTTGATGAAAAGGTTGCTTTATATAATGGATAGCAAAATATTAATTAGGTTCAACAATCAACTTCTAATACTTCCTAGTAGTAGACTGTTACTCCTAGTAGAAATAAGGGCACTTCAGCAACATTTTCAAACTCTGATGGCAGCACCTATTCTATTGCTTCTTTAGGGGAACCTGTAGATGAAGAAATGGTTAATCCTGCTTTAAAAGCAAAATCTCCTTTTAGTTTAATAAATCCCTATTATCAAGGTGATTTAAATAATACTCTTGGAATAGATTATAATAAGAAGATAGACGAATATCAACAGGTTACTTAGTAGTTAGAAAGTATAGGTAGTATTGATGCGCTTTTTAAAGATCCTGATATATTAAAAAATCCCGATGCGGTTAAAAAGATAGCTTTATTGTATCGTAGAAAAGACACATTAGAAAAAGAAATCTAGGATGCAATGGCTATAAATTAGGCAATTGCTGATAGAAAATTATCTGTAAATCAGCCTAAAGATATTTACATAAATCCTGAATAGGATGTTTATATAGGGAAGGACGGTAAATTTATTTTTAGTCCACATGCAGATAATGTGTATAAAGTTGGTAAGAAAAACGGTAGAGTCGATCCAACAAGTTTATTATAGAGTTTAGAATAGAAACATGCAGAAGATGTTGGTAATGCAATTGCAATAGGTGTTGGTAGTAATGATTATAATCCTTATGCTACTTCTGTTTATGCATCTGCAAGAAAATCAGATTATGAAAGTAAAATAGCAAATGCAAAACATAAAAAAATTAAAGACTTAACTCCTAAAGAGTTTGAGGATTACATAAAGCAATATTCTGATTATAATACTACTTCACACGTATTATCTAATAAAGAGGCTAATCAATACAAGAAAAAAGCTGAAAGTAAATGGGAAGCATATTATAATCAAAATATTAAAGAAAAACAAGAAAAATTACAATATGTAAAATCAATAGCTCAAAAGACAGGATGGTATAGAAAAACTAGAGATAAAAAACTTGCAGAAGCTGCAATTGATAATAATACGTCAAATCCTAAGATTAAAGATTGGATGACCAGTGAAGACTATGATAAAGTATTGTATGCTTATACGGAAGCTTATGATGCAGCTCTAAGTCATGGTCTTTCAGAAGCAGAAGCAGAGGAGGCAGGGAAAAAAAGAATTGCAGAAGAAGTAGAAGCCGCTGCATATAGAGATATGCCCTGGTATGAATAGTGGGGGCATGCCACTGTTTAGGCAGTTGACTCAACTATAACAACTGCTGCTTCTGTTGCTGGTATGGTAGGTTCTGCTCTTAATCCAGTCAATTGGTTTAGTGGAGAGTATGGTTATAGAGTTATGCATAATCCTTTATCTGAATGGGCTAGTGAAAAGATGGAGAAAGGTTTATTCACTTCTGATGAAGAATGGGAAAAATATGGTATAAATGCCTTTGCTAATCCCGATGATGTTACAGATTATAGTATAAGTAATTTCTTTACACATACACTGTCAGAAGCTTGGGGTCAAGGTGGTTTTACTTGGGGTTCTGCATTAGGAGGCAGAGCTTTAGGTTTAGCAACTAGATATTTATCTAAAGGGGTATCTACAGCATTTAAAATACCCACTAAAATACAAAAGATGGCTGATATTGCAAGTAAAATCGAAAAACTTGAAGGTGCTGAAAAAAGATTTGCTAAAATCTAGAATAGAATTAATAAAGCTGAAAATCTAGTACATATTACCATTCCTGGAATTATTGGTACTAATGAGGGAATTATAGAAGGGCTACAAACTGAAAAAAATGTTCTTAGAGACGGTTATTCTGAATTAACAGATAATATATTAGGGTACTTACAGTAGAAGTAGTTTGATATTATTGGATTACAAGAATAGGCTAAAAAAACTGTGGGCAATGACCCTGAAAAACTTGTTAAATATTACCTTAGTTTAGTAGAAGCCGGAGTTAATGGCGGGGATGATCCAACATATTATAATATGTTTAAAGATGTTAAAGCCCAAATTGAAGATGCCGCTGCAACTGCAGGAACATAGAATCTTATGATGAACTCTATGATTAATGGTCTTTTTCATACATTAACTTCTGCAATGTGGACAACTAAACGTACTTAGGAAGCTTTACGTAATACCAGAGATGCAATTGCCAGAAAAGTGGGTAAAGTTAGCCCGAGACTTGAAAGGGTAATATCTACAAAATAGAAATTTATAGCTACAGAAGCTGCAGAAACAGGAAAAGCCGTTGTAAAACCTATTACTAGGTGGTATTAGCCTTATACAAGTTTTGCTAATGGTGTTTTAGGAGTTGCAATACCTGAAGGCGCTGAAGAGTATTTATAGTCTATCTCAGATGCTGCTGCTGAAGGAGGCGCAATGGCTAATATCCATTAGTTTATGAAAGAACGTTATAATGGTGGGTCTCCTGTTATTGGAGAAACTTTTGGTATAGAATGGGCAGCCGCAAGAGAGGCAGCTACTAATGCTATGGTTGACCCTGAATCTTGGAAATAGGCGTTTTATGGTGCATTAGGTGCTTTAATGCCCTCTCCCTTTTTAGGTCTTCGTAGTAAATATGTGTCTTATAAAACTGACAAAAATGGAAATCTTATTAGAGGAAAAGATGGTAAATATGAAACTACTATAAAATTATGGAATAGAAAAAATGCTGTAGATAGGGATGGTAATGTTATTAAAAATGAAGATGGCACTACTAAAAAAGAAAGTATCTTAAAAACTATTGCAAGAGCAGTTCCTTTTCAAAGCAATGCTGTAATGCATTATAAAAATGTCCAGCAAAGAGCATGGGATAGAATTTCCTAGGCTAAAGCTATAGAAGATTGGATAAATGAAGATGAAAAGCATCTTGAGATGTTTAAGTCTATATAGGGAATTATTTCTGCAGGTGAAATCATAGAAATGTCAGAAAACTATGGTGCAGGTATGGAAAGAAGGGATGCTTTATTTAGAGGGCTTGTACACTCAGCACTTATGATCTCATAGTTAAAGGGCACTGCATATTATGATAGTACTATGCAGTTGCTTAAAAATATGTCATATGGAGAGAATCTAACAGATGAATAGAAAGAGAAATTAATATAGTCTATAGCAGATCCCTCAATGTCTAATGAAGATAAATTAAAATTGGCTACAGATCGTGCTTCCTTTGTATTAGAAATGTTAGAGCAAATTGATGGTATAAAAGACAGTTTAGAGAAGCAATTAGGTATTCTAACTCCTGATTAGGCTGCAGGATTAGTTTATGGAAAACTTTCTAATGAAAACTTTAAGTATCGTCATAAGCAATTAGAGGATAGGATTAAAGATATTGCCTCATCCAAAGAGTTTACAAGTAGTAGAGCTAACGGTGTAAACACTCAAGAATAGGTTGATGATCTTGTTAAATATGGTAGCAAATCTATAGTAGATGCAAAAACTGCAGAACAAGAAAAAACATTAGAGAAGAAACAAGAAGAATTAAAGTCTCTTAAAGAAAAATTAAAGTAGGAAAAGTCTAAAAAGAAAGTTGATAGAAAAGATACTTCAAAAATAAAAGAAGATATCACTAAAATTGAAAGCGAGATCTCTAATATAAATAAACAGTTAAAAATACTTAAAAATAGAAAATCTGCTAATAGTGATGAAATTGTTCTTAATGAATAGGAAATAATGAGTCTTCCTGCAGTGCAAAGAGCAATGCTATTAAATTCAAATCCAAGCAATTTTTCTGAAGAACAAGCTAGAATTATAGAAAATGTTAAAGCTCAAGGTAAACTTATAGATCCTGAGTTTGATGATATTGTTAAGGATTCTGCAGTATTATTAAACAATATAAGAAGGTCTATGATAGAATATTCACTAGCTCTTAAGAATCCTACTATAGTTAGTGAATTAGGAACTAGAGAAGCACGTATTGCTCAAGCTCAATACAGACAACTTAGGTATGAATCTATAGCTAAAATATCTAATTATGAGGATTGGGTAGCCGCTGTAAGAGAAGCAGAATCTAATTCTGATGTGGATCAAGTAACATTACAAAGAGTATTAAAATCTATAAATCCAAAATTTTATGAAAGGTATAAAGAAGGTAGAGATGATTTACTTACTATGATGTCTCTTATAGCTAATGATCCTTCCCTCGAAACAATAGATGATAGACAACAAGAATTATTATATAATACTTTAGAGTTTTTAAGAGCTAAAGGAATTAGTCTTACTAATAAAGATGCTGTAGTTAGTGCTTTATCCGAAATTAATGAGGAAACAGGAAAAACATTAATTCAAGAGTATATTGAATAGGCAGATGAAAATATACAAAATGAAAATGAAAAGATGGGATTTGATTCTTTAGAAGAAATATTTACTATATATAACGCTGTAGTTGATGCCTACCAAAAGGAAATAGAAAGAAGAGTTAAAGAAGCAGAAGCAAATAAACCACTACAAGACCCTGTAAATAGTAAAGAATCTAAAGATGTTGTTAAAAACAAATCTAGAAAACAAAAAGATAGAGAATATAAAAAAGCAAAGAAGGAGAATGAGAAAGCAAAGAAAAAGAAGAAAAAAGAAGAATTAGAACAAGCCGAATAGGAGAAACAATAGGAAAAACAAAATCTAAAAACAGCTCGTACCTTTATCTATAATAAAATAATTACAAGTAGAAAGCTCAATGATTAGCAAAGAAAGGACCTTACAAAGGTATTTGATGAATCTCAAGTAGGACATGAAACTGAGGAAAGCCTTTTATAGACATTAAGAAATCAAGCAAATAAACTTATTTCTGATAATGAAGAAGGTACTGCAGAAGCATCTAATGGGCAGGCTATTCTAGATATTTTAGATTCTTATGATGATTATAAAGAATCTAGAAAAATCTAGGAAAAAGCTAATCAAAAAGAGGAAGTAAAAAAATCATTAGCTAGAAGAGTTTTAGAGAAAATAAGTGGCAGTTTAAGACAAGCATAGATTGATACAATGTTGGATAAAGAGGAAGATGCCGTTGATATAAATAATAGAAGATGGCTAACTACTCAAGATGATTTTGTTGAAATCTCGAGATTGGCCAATTCCTCTACAATGGTGGGGCTGTCCATGGAAGAATATATTAATTCAGGAAATGCCTCTCCATCAATGCAACAATATTGGGAGGATAATGAGGTCACAAAATATCTATAGGAACATTCTGATGCTATTCATGGTAAGACTATATATTTCTATTCTCCTAGTGCTATTACAGAGCGTAGAAAAAATAATATTGAAGAGCTGGATGCTCCATTAGTTGCTATTATTGAAGATGAAAATGGTAAAGTAGTACTTGAAACAAAAGACGGTCCTAAACATTTTTAGCCTATAGCTATAATGCCAAGTTCTTTTAATTCTACATTAAGTGCTGCAAGAAATACTAAAATGAAGGTTGGAAATTCCTATGGAATAGGAAGGTCTTTTTATATAAGAAGGAATATTAAAGGTACTGATCAAATTATATAGGATGAAAACGGTAAAAATATTACTAGTGTTATTAAGAAAATTTCTTCAACAAGACGTGTAATATCTTTAGGCTCTAATTATACTCCTTCCTCAAATAGAGTTGTTAAAGAGTTATAGTTAAAAGATCCTAAGTTTGAAAATAAAACTATAAGAGAAATCATGAAAAGTCCCGAATATTTAAAGGCCAGACGTGATTTTATTGATAGTTATGTTAGAAAGTATCCTACAGGAGAGGAAACCACTGATTAGATAAAAGCTATGTAGGCCCGTTCATTTAGAAATGAAGGTGGGGTAGATGAAGGATTACATGATTTTACCAGAATAGATGAAGCTAGAAGCAAATATACTGATAAATCTCTGGCTGAAGTTGTTGAAGCAATATTAAATGATCCTGAAGCTAATTATGATCAGTTATATGCAGGATAGGATGCAGAAGATGGATTTAATAGTAGAGCCACCTATATAGGGAAAAGGATTCAAGAAACATTTAAAAATGTTTTTAAGTTCAACTCTTTATTAGGTATGAGTTAGACTCAATAGCAAGAGAAACTTCAAGAATATGAGAAAGCACTTACTAGAGCATTTGTAAATGCAAATGGTATATTCTTTAATCCAACTTTATATTCTTTTAAAATTTTAGTATAGGAAGTTGGAGAAGGAGAAAATAAAAAAGCATAGGCTACAATCTTTCTTATAAATAACTCTAAACAACAAAGTAAAGTTTTAGCTACAGTAGAAGAGGGTGAAATATCAGATAAAGATACTGCCAAATTAATGGCGAATTTCTTTTATAATGGAGGCTATTTAAACAGTGAAGGAAAGGAAGTAAAAACTCCTGAAGGAACTGAAGCCAAACCATTAATTGAGGGAGTAAATTGGCAGTTAGATGATAAGGAATTAGCTCCTTTTGCAGCAGGATATACAGCAAAAGATAAGAAAGAAATAGATCATGCTAGAAGTTATTTAGCACGTGCTTACGATGATGGCCTTTTAGGAGAAAGAGATAATAAGATTGAAGTTAATGTTTCTTCAGTATAGTTAATGGCTCCTGAGGGCAGTGATAAAATACAGCAAGATACTTCTATAAAAGTAACAAATAAAGATAATGCAGAATCTAATTCAACCAGTTCAAATGCAGCGTCTACAAAGAATGGTTTAGTAGATTCTGATACAGGAGCTTCATTGGATGGGCATAACTCTTAGTAGGAAGAAGCAAGATAGTTACGTGAATAGCAAAAAGCATAGTAGGCTTTTGAAGCATTAAAAGAAGAGGCTAAAAATTGGGCACTTTCAGAGAGTCGAAAATTCTATGAAAGAAATGGTAGTAATCCACATGCAAGAGTTACTTCAGTAATTGCAGCAGATAGGTTTGCTGAAAGAGATAAAGATGGTAAACCTAAAAGATTTGATGAAGAAAGTTCTTGGGCAATCCCTAGTTCAGCAGTTGGTAATGCTGTTGATGCATTTTTAAGAGATGTTTTTGAAGGAGTATATGATGGTTTATCCGAAACATAGCTTCAAGAAAAATTATCTAAACTCCCAATTGCTCAATATTCAGAGTGGAGAAATCTGTATAATTATGTTTCAAATTTTAGGGATAATCTTATTAGAAATGGTTATCATTTTGAATCTATTGGCTTTACTGTAAATGGTATACTTCCTGTATATCAAAATGGTAAGCAGATAGGAACACTTCCTGTAGCAGGAACATTGGATTTAATAGCTTATGATGCAGAAGGTAATATTATTATATTTGATTTTAAAACTCATCATAATTCTAATATATCAGAACTTAAAGGTAAATGGGCGAGACAAACTTCTGTATATAAAACTTTAATACAACAGTTTTTAGAATCTAAAGGTATTTAGGCTAATTTTGCAAAAAATAGTTTAAAGATTTTCCATATACATTCTGACTATGATACTGCTAAAACTAATAGCTATAAGATAGCATAGAATGGTACTTTAATTTATAGACAAAATGAAAGTACTCCGTATACTGAATATAAATCTACTAGGTTTAAAGAGGCTGGGGAAATAAGTATAGCTGAAGTAGCTTCATCAATTTAGTTTGATGATTTATTAGAAGAAGAAAAGGCATTAGTTAAAAGAGATGATAATGAACCTCCATCACCTCCATCACCTCCAAAAGGCCCTGAAAATAACGGTCCTGAAAATACCGGACCTCAAAATACCTCTAATACTGAAAATACAGAAGAAACACCAAAAACAACTTCAAGTAGAAGAGGAAGAGGAATGGTTAAAAAACAAAGAGGAGGTTATGCAACTACAAATGCTTTAAATGACCATGTAAGTCTTGAAATAGGAACATAGATTTCCGGTGAAGGAACTGAAAAAATGAAACAAGAAGCACAAGAAAAGCAAGAAAAGATAAAAAAACTTGGAATAAATGAAGAGGCGTTTTGTTAGTTAAGTAAGGCATCACAAGAACAATTAATGGGATGTGCATAAATAATAAAGGCGAGAGTTATTAACCCTCGCCTTTACTTTTTTATAATTATTATCTTAAAGTTGCAAACATATATGAATCATAAGCATCTGATGCATTATACATAGTATAGATAGAACGTAAAAATGGAGCTATCTTTATAAGTTTTTTTGTTAATTTAGCATCATATTTTTTATATGGCTATTCGCTTTTAGTATAAAAAACATCTCCATATAGATCATTTAAACCATCTAATTTAAAAATTCTATTCTCTAACATATACTATAAAACTTCTAAATCATCTTTGAATATAGAGTTATAGACTTTACTAGGGTTATCTGTGAGATCAGATATTAAGTTTTCTATAACAGTTTGTTTACTAGGTTTATTTTTATCAAAACTGTTTATATGATCCTCAAGATGCTATTCAAATATCTATACTTGATCTCTCCAATGTCTCTAATCTCCCATCCAATCAAAAGTTCGAAGAGTAGTTCCTAGAATCTCACCAATCTATAATATCATAGCTGGAGCAATCATTCCACTTCCCACATTTTCCAGGCCTTTAAATTCTCTTCTAGTAGGTGAAGTTTTATCAAACCAAACAAATATATCATTAAAAGCACTATTATCATTAGCAACTCTTCCCAATAAATATTTTAAGCAAGCTCTTGTATCAATAGGTCTATCGTCATAATATTTATTTATACCCCTCATTTCATTAGAGCGAATCTTTTTAAGCCTTTCTACATTCTGTTTAGTTCCAAATCTTTCAAGAAGAGTTTTTTCACTACATAGTGTTCTTTTTTCAGGATGGTTTGAATCTTTTACTTCAGTAAATAGAAAGTCTGTTATTCTGACAAATTTTTTTCCTGATAGACCTTTAAAATTTGGTAATCTATTTTCATCATATGCTTCTCTTGCTTCTTTAATTGCTTCTTTTAAACGCTTGTTTTTTATCACATCATTATTTAAAAAGTTCCAAGGATTACTATAAGTTAAATCATAATAAGGATCGTCTTCCGGCGGCTATTGTAAGCAACCAACTATTGAATTAAGAATAACTGCTACGGTATAATCACCAATAGTTCTTTTTATATTAGAGTATGCTTTCTTACAAAATCCTTCTTTAATAAGCATATTAGTTCCTAATTCCTATAGGTAATTTTTATCAGTAACATGTGTCTTATATAAAAGAGAGCTAATATATCCTCCTCCATATACATCTAGCATTCCTAAAATAGTGGCACCTATAAATTTAAAGAAGGTTCTAGGACTAGTTATAAAAGATGTTATTCCTTTAAATGAAGTAACTAAACTTCCTTCAACAACACCTCCAAATCCATCTTCACTCTTTTCATATATATTAAAACTGCTATCTGTAAAGCGTCTATGTACTAAACCAAAAACATATCCTTTCATATGTGCCCACAAAGCACCCCAGACAGTTTGTTGAAAGGCATTTGCACTATCAGCATCATACATACCATGCATATTATTAAGTACACTACGCATATATGTTTTAAATTGAGCAATATCATTTATCCCCCATTTTAACTATTCCATAGTAAAGTTGGTATATTTAAGGAGCTCTTCTGCTTGTTTTCTTGTAAGCTCCACTGTATATTTTCCACGTATTGGAGATTCTTGTATATCTAATTTACGTAAAAAATCACCGCTATGTTCTCGTATCAATGCCAACTGGTCGTCAGAAATAGTAAAATATGTAGTTCCTGTAAGGTCAGATTTTAGATAATCAGTTATATCAGATTTAAGATCATTTACTTTATTATAATTATCTGCATCCTACTAATTTCTAAAGTAAGGTTCATCAGTCATATTTATTGTATTAACACTATCACCCACTTTATAAGATGCCTTTTTAATAGTCCATTTAAACAAACTTAATTTATCACCATTTACATCATATATAAAGTTATTACGAAGCATTGCTATTGCAGGTATCATATTCATAGCAAAATTACCTACTGCCATTCCTGCATATAAAGATTTCATTATTAAAGTATCAACAGAAGGAATATTCTATGTATTCCATTTTTTAGCTTCTTCCTCAGCAGTTGTGGATATTTCCCAAAATCTATTCAATAGATGTAACTATGTGCTATTAAATTTCGTGGAGGACGCAGCATTTAATACAGGTATACTTAACCCTACAGACGCAGCAGTATTACTAATATTCATTGTACTAAATATTCCTAAAGCCTCTAATAAATCTATCTAAGTGAAGTTTTCATGTGCTCCAGCTTCTTTAGCCATTTCAACTAGACCGTCAGATAAACTCACTGCAGCAACAGCCAGATTGCCTCCAAGTGCTGCTATACCTGTAATTTTATTTACACTATGTAAAGCGTTCTAAATGGTTTTTGTTCCACCTCCAAATAATGCATTCATTACTTTATTTTTAAACACTTTAGTATCTTTTACTACAATTCTAGTTAAAAATGGATGTTGATATACTTGTCTATCTAAGAATGAGGCAAATCTTTTATAAAATCTAGGAGTTTGCATATGTTCTTCTAAATCTTCATTTTTTATACCTGTTCCGGTATTGCGTTCCTAAACTAAATAATCTAATTTAGGATTTATTTTTTCTTTATCATAATTAGCATCCCGTCTTATTATAAGCTTAGCTCCATTTATAATAGACTGTGTAAACCCCCCAATTTTCCTCTTTTTTAGTACTCCTCGACCTATTTCTAAAGCATGTATAATCTTTTCTTTTGCAGCATATTTATAGGCCATATTTCCATACATAGCAAGACCATTCCAAATATCTGTAGAAAATTGGGTATAATTCTTTACCTTTTTTACTCCATATATAGGAAGTCTGTCAAGTTTCATATAATCATCATAGTATGGATTTTTTACTATTTGAATATCACTATCTGTAGCATGCATATCACTTCCAAAATCCCCTTCAGTTGCATTCATTACAAAAGCTGCACCACAAGCATTTAATCCTGCTAAAATTGCTTTTCCACCTTTTTTAAAAATATTATCATTTCCAATAAAGGCATTACCCATTCTATGGAATAAGCTGGTTTTAAATTGAGGGGCTCTATAAGAGACAGTACTTCCACTAGGGAGGTTTTTATCTATTTCTCTTTTTAATTGTTTAATTTCAAACAATAACTATTCTTTTTCAGACAATTCTCCCTCATATCCTTTTGAAATTATTTTTGTATACAAGGCATTATAATCTAATTCTTTAGTATACCCGAATTTTTCTAGATATGCTTTATTAATATATTCATCTTTTAAAATCCAAATTTGTTTACCACCAGGTAATTCTTTATGATAATGTGTTTTCTTTAAAAACTCACGTCTTGCACTTGCAAATTCTACAGAAAACTTTATAGCTAAGTCTCTTTCATCATAATAATCCTTATACTTCTCTTTAAACTTTTTTTGAAATTCTAATTTCATGGATTGGTATTCTCTTTCATATTTACCATAATCATATATATCTAGAAAATTCCCGGTATAATGCCCCTATTCATCTTTTTCATAAAATTCATCATTACGCATACCAATGGAATCAGCACGCTTTTTTAATGCTCTAAGCTAGTCGTGTAATTGTATGGTTTTAATTGCAGCCTGTGTTTCAGCGGCTTTATATGCCTTATACACAATCTAGTTTAAAACATCTGAAGAATTATACATAGCTCCTATCCACTATCCGAAATAAGTACCATCTTCACTAATTGCTTCTAAAAGCTATGAAATTTTAACATCCTATTCAGGAACAACAACTTGTTTAGCTCCTTTAAATATTCTCTACTAGGCCATATGTATATAATCTTTTCCATAAAGCCCCTCTAAAAACTTACAATAATAGTCTCTTGCAATGCCGTGAATGTATCTCTCCAAATTTATTTTTGAATTTTCTTTAGCTGTACTATAACCAACCAATTCCGCTAAATTATCATATAATGTACTTAGTTGTTGTGTGTATTTATTACCTTCTTCATCATAAGCTACACGTTCTTTATATTCAGATCTTTTGTTTCTATCTCCTATAAAGTTTTTCAAAATAACCATACACTCTAAGATTGCTTTTACAGTATCTCTATACTATCTAATTGTTTGACCATCTTGAGTAAAATTATTCCAATAATCTGTGTTGTTTTCCATATGTGCTTTTACAACAGAAAGATTTCTCCTAATAGGTTCTACTTGAACAATTAATCTTTCAATAAGAGTAAACAAGCCATTAACCGCCTATTTACGCATAATCATATCAATATTAGAGTAATCTTTAGACCCCTATACAACAATACTTTTTATTGCCTCAGCAGCTTCAGCATTATATGTAGAAAGTAAATCAGACAGTCCCATCAAAGAATTTCTAACACCCTCAAAAGCTTGTGCTACCGCATGTTTTTCTATATCATAAAATGTTTCTTTGGTCTCCAATGCCTGTTCAACAGTTCCTTCAAAATCTTCATCATTTAAAAAGCTTTCAGCAATTTTATTTGCGCTATTTAGAGCTTCTGTTTTTAATGCTAAGACTTCATTAAAAGTAATTTTTGCAAATATTCGTTTAGCTACATATGCGATTCTATTTGCTAATTTATCCCAAGCTGTATTACTGCTAAGCTTATTTATAAGTGCTTGTCCTACTAAATATCCAGCAGTTTCTCTTCTTGGCTATGCTCCTAAATTTTTATTTTCTAATTCGTCTCCAAAAATTCTATTAATAACGTCTGAATTTAATAACTATTCTAATCGTTGTACTAATCTAGATTCGCCCAAAGAACCTATAATAAAGTGCCCGGCTTCTTCTGCTAACACTCCTCCAACATTTTTACCGTCTCTAATGGCAATTAAAGCCTACAGACCATTTACAACTCTATCAGATTCTAATGTACTGTATCTTCCTTCAAATTGTGAGTGATCTACAAATTCATATGTTACTCCATGCTGATTAAGTTTAGCCTAAAGTTTTTCAGCAAGAGTTCCGCTTTTAAGCTGTTTATATAAATCCTTTGTAGTTTTATCTGTTTTCTCAGTTATAAATAACCGCACTTTCCCCCCTTCTGTTCTTTGAATTGTTGCAAGGTATTTATCATTATAATTAGAGTTTTTATTAAAGTTAAATAACTTTTCACAAGCCTCTTTATATGTCATTTCTCCTGCACCTATCTAATTATTAAGGGTCTCCTTTATCTTTTCATTATATTCTGTTGTATTAGCAGCTTTTAACAAGGAGGAGAATGTTGGTTCCCCCTCCTCGTTTAAAACTATTTCATTAGCAGAAGCCTCTAAAAATCTACTATCATGAGCAACATTATACCAATATTTTATAAGTTCTCTATTTTCTTTACCCACAACAGCTTCTATTTCATCCCATAGTTGGTGCTTATCAGGTTTAAGTATACAAAATCCCATAATTAACAAAGTTTTTTACTAATAGTGCCATCCTCATTTACTTCATAGCACTCTTTTTTATTTTTAATATCATTTAAAATTTTACGTTTACCTTCTTCACTAGAAGTTTCATAAAAATCTCTAAGCTAATCATCCATTCTATCTATAATGGATTTTTCATATAAAGAATTATAAGAAACAGGTTTAATAATATCAGAATCATCAAATTGTCCAATTAAATCAGAATTTTGAATTAATTGTTCACCTTGTTTTAAGGTTCCTTTATCTACTCTATCTTCACTAAATCCTGCTTTCTAAGGAATACTTCTTATATATGTCATTGGAATACTTGGGTCATCGGTTTTATTAAATCCCTAATTACTACCGCTATCACAGATATATAAATAATCAATTTCATCTATATTTATTGTAAATGCCGGAACATAGCCTTTATCTTGAGATATAAAGAGCGGATTATTTACTTCTTCATTATTAACAATTAATGAAGTATTAACCTATATTTCTTTCTATGCATAACCGGTATTACCTTTAATTATTCGTTTTATTGCATTATAGTTATTATCATTTTCATATATCTATTTTACAAATCTCCTATTATCGCTATGTCGCAATATATAGAACTACGCTATATTATCCTTTGTTTGCTATAATCCGATCTTATCAAAATTATCATTCATCATACTATAAAGCCAATCTCTATATGATTGCCTGTTTCCAGTAGCTTTATTTATAGTCATTGTTAGATTTGCAGTTATAATCTAAGGTAAATAAGGAGTAAAACTTTTTGGACCAAAGCCTCTTTCATTCTAAAAATAATCATACATATAAAGATCTTCAATAAACCATCTGGTATTTTCATCTTTATATAGATTTTCAAATAATGCTATTATGTCTTTTTTATCAAAATCTAAATTTGCGGAGCCTTTAAGACCAATACTATACCAATGTCTTGTTAATCCCATTGCAGTTGTTTCAGAGTGGGGTTCTATTGATATTAAACCATTTTCTTTTAGCAGCTTAAGGGTCTATATTATAGGCTCCTAATTATATTCATAATCTGAAGTATTTAAAATTATATCAGGAAATTCATATTTATAATAGTATTCCTAGGACATTATCTGTCCATTTCTTTCTATAAGAGTGTCTTTGTTAAATCTACTCTATGGAATATTTTCCATCATATATACCATTATGTCTTTAAGTATACCATTAACCGTATCCTCATCCATAGCATAATTAGCCATATCTGCCAGATTCTATATAACACCTTCATATAAATTATTTTTATATGGAAAGTATTTACACATTTTATTTAACGACTTCCTATTCATATCAAACATTGCCTATTCATAAGCAAATGGACTAAAATCTATAGAACGTAGATAACTCCAGTTATCTGTATTTATATCAGACATACCAATAAAATAATTTGAATCTTCTGATGAATCAGTAATAACCATAGTGGTTTTATTTTTTTTCTTCTTTTGTCTAATAGCTAAATCATCTAAGTATCTTTTAACTCTATACTGCTATGCAATCATACTACCAAAAGATACTGCAACAGCATTACTTGCTGTAAATTTAGTATTAGTAACAAACTCAGAAACCTCTCTAGTAACATCTAAAATTTCCTAAAATAACTTTAATACAGATAGTTGCCCAATAATAAAATCTGCCTGTTCAGATTTATTTCCAGCAATTGTTCTAGTATCTATGTTATTTGAGTTTTTAGCACTGTTTATAACAATATTAGTAGCCAGTCTATTAGCATTTAAGTACTGAGATTCTTTTCCTGTAGCTCTAAACCCACTAAATCTTTTGTCATTTAAAAGGTAATTTAATGCACTGGAAGTAGTTCTTCCCTCATTTGCAGAAATTTGGCAAAGTTCCTTTATTATAGGCTAATTTAATAATAATCCTATTTCTGTAGTAGAATAACCTAATCTTGCTAATACTGCAGCTGCATCTGCAGTAGTTTCATTAAGATTCAAATAATTTAATACCGGATCTTTTACAGCATCTACAGATGCAGCGAGCAACTCAGCGCAAGTTTTTTTAGCATTAGGAGAGTGGATTAAATCTTTAAGTCCATCCATGTGATTACCGAAAGCAATGGGGCTATTAAGCTCATATTTATGTAACATTGAGGATATGGCATAGTTAACATTTTGGTTTGCAAATATACCAATCAGTTTACTAGCTACCTAATTTTGTTCATTATAGATTAATTCTGTTAAAGGATCTGTATAATCATAATTAGGTTTTGGATCAGGTGTATTATCAACACTTTCCTCTATTTTTCTAAAATTTAACTCGCGTTCATCAACAACATAATCATCAAAAGACTTCTAAGATAAAGTTAATATACGCATTATTTTAGCAGATCTTTTTGCTCCATTAAATTCACCAGGTTGAAATCTTTCATTAAGAGTTTCAGGGTCTTCAAGTCGTCGCATAATAAGATCCATAAGCATATTATTTCTTGCGACTCTATTATTACCCTTCATAAATTTACCATTTTCATCATAACTATCCATAACTCTTTGATTAGAATTATAACGATAATTCTATTTACGTACTATTTTTACCTATTTCTCTAATGGTGCAATCTCTCCTTGATTTATTAAATCAGATAATGCATTACTAAAGATTTCATTCTTATCATAATTGCTCTTTAAATAATCATTTTCACCCCAATAAGAATTTAATGACTTTTTATGTATCTTTTCTTTATTTGCAGGATTTTCTTCCCACTATTTTTTTGTCTGCTCCAGATGGGTTTTAATTGAAGGATTATCCTTATAAATTTTAGCCCATACTGCATTCTTTTCTTCTTCAGATAGATTTTCATCTTCACTTTCATAATACTATGTAAATGCGAATTGTTTACGCATTAAGTATAGTTTGTCAATATCAAAGTCAAATCCTGCTGTTGTAGTGCCTTGAGCAGGAACTCTGATAACACCGCCTTGTGTTGGCAGTGAACACCTCTTAACTCTAAGGCGCATCATAGAATATTGAGACTCTGTTGGAATTCTATAAGATACAATATCAAGTATTCCAGGGTAATCCCTTTCTATTAAAGTTTCTTCTACATCAATACCTCCTATATTAATTGTGCTACCAGGCACTGTTTTAAAAGTGCCATCAGGATTACAATAGTCATTAAAATCTAACTAATGTTCCCTTCCAGACTAATCAGTCCACTTAAAATCAAACGGTATTTCACAATCTCCATAGACAATATTACCATTCTCTCCTTCTCCAACAGTGTGCCATTGTAGCCCGCCATAGTCTTTAGAATCTTCTTCAATCTTAGTTATTCCCCAAGCAGATGCTTGAACCAAAGCTCCGCCCTATATCTTCTGTTTATTAACCATTTTCTTAAATAAAGAAATAAGGGCTTGTGAAGTATTATGTTCTATACCTAATTCATATAAAGGAACTAAAAATTGGCCATCACCTGTAAGACAATAAGCTATTATATTAGCTTCATTTTCTCTACTATTAGCTATAACATTTTGAATTAAGGCTTTACTTACCTTATCCATAGAATCTATAGCTTTCTCAAAATCCTGATAGCTTTCTATAATGTTAGCGACTATTAACTAGTTGTAAAATTGAATAAGCCTATTGCCGTTTAAATCAACTTTTCCATTTCCTAAATTAACAGTAAGATCTTTAGAAACACCCCTCAAATAACTACTATAATCGCCTGATTTATCAATTCCTGTCATTATAATCTTTCTAATCTATGTACCAAATAAATTAGAAGCATTTATATGTGCAGGAACATTAGTTTGTATTCTATAGTCTTTATAATCTAACTCATGTATATAAGCTCCTGTACCATTATTTTTAGTATTATATATGATATCTTTAATACTCTATGAGTCTATTTTAATTAATCCCCCTTCACCATACTTTTTAATATAAGCTCTTTGCTAAGATCTAGTTACATTTTCAGAATCAACAATGTTACCATTCTTATCCAGTCCCTATATAACTTCTCCACTCTAATCAACGAATAATCCATTTTTATTTGTTTGAAAATCTAAAGCTATAGAGCCAAATGATCCCACTTTTACACATTTAGTAGAACAAGCAACATCTATATCATTTTCTTCCATAGCTTCTCCTAAGGCGCGAAGGTTAGAGCCGGGAACACAAAGTTCAGGAATAATAATAACTTCTGCATATTTATGCTATACAGGAACTTTAAGAACATGCTCATTACTAACACCAACTTCTTCTATTGTATATAAATAAGGTTTTAAGGGCTAAAAAACAACATAAAGCTGAGAAAGTCTTGTTATTTCTTTCTCTGTAAGCTCTTGTCTATTCTCCTTTTTCATTCTTGATCTAATGCTTTGAATTTCATCATATACATTTTCTAAGTAGTTATTCCATTTACCTGCAGCAGTCATTACTTTTCTATAGCTTTCTAAAGTTCTATAGCCCTGGCCATCAGTCAAAGTATTATTTTTATAAGCCTTTACAACATTAGAATTTTCTCCAAATCTTGCTTTAATTATATCCATGAAAGTAGCAGTACCATGATATTTTCCAACATCATCTGCAGAGATGCTTAAGTCATCAAAATATATAGCATGTTCTTTCCCATCTCCCAATATAAAAGACTGCTATTTTTGATCAAAAGCTTCTTCATCAAGTTTTGTTCCAGGAGCATGTAATTCCTTATAACGTTTTTGGAGATCTTCCGTATTTTTATAAAATCCGACATCAATAGTAAGCATCTATAACTAACAAACAGTTGCCAACTTATAATTGATATAAAATTCTTTTAGTCGATCTTTTAATATACTTTCAATATCTCCCTTATTATTATCCTTAGCTGTTTTAATTTCTTCCTTTGTTAAAAAGTTTTTTAGATAAGTAGGATTGTTTTCGTCATTTAAATCAAGTAAATGATCATTACCAAGCTGTCTATAAAATGCCTCAAAATCATTATCAATAGACTATCTTATACAAGTTTCTATGTAAACATCGTCTGCTAATTCCTCTATAATTCCCGCTTCCTTATTTGCCTTTTTATATATATGAACTTCTGTACCATTTTCAGTTTGTTCTTTCTTTAAAATTAAAAAGTCATTTAAAAAAGGTAAAGCTGTAAATTTTAGTTGATCATTTTCATCCTCAAAAGTTTCAAGTCTTTCCCAGCTATTTGCAGAGCATGTTTGGTTCATTTCTAATGCTAATTTAGCCCTTTCAACTTCTGATTTTGCTAATCCAACCAATTCCTTTATTGCTGTGTTTTTAGAGTAATATTTAGCAGTTATATTTTTGCATACTCCACTGTCTCCTAAGATAAATAATGGATAATTTGCATAATTTTTTCCTACACCCTTTTCTCCGGCAATTAATCTTGGGCTTAAAAATAATTCTAACATTGACCAAGCATGCCTTTTTCTAGTATAATTTTCAAATCGTCTTGCTCCTGTATTTTTAGAATCTCCTAACAATCTAAATGTTCCAAACTATTCTGCAAAACTTCCCGGTTTAGAAAGATCAGATTCATATAATTCTCTTAACCAAGTATTTCGTATTATCCATTTACTTCCATCCTCACTTCTTGTCGCAAACATAGGACAGTTATTAAAGTATTTATCTTCGATGTATAACCTAAGCCCTTCAGTATCTTTTTCTTCTACAAATTCTTGAATTTTCTCAACAAGATCTCCAAGATATGAGGGAAGAACATCACTTGAAAGCATTGTGTTCTTACCTTTTTTATCTACGTAAGGAACTCTTACTTCCTACGTTTTATCCAGAGCGGCTAAAATATCAGCAAGCTTATCAATAGCTTCTTCTACTACACCTTTATCACTTATAGATTTTGGAGGCTTTATACTTAAAAAAGAAGCTATTGATAATTGTCCTCCAGAATTTATTATTTGATCTATAAGACTTTTGTGATTTAGTGAATATTTATATAAATTCTACATTGCAGACTAAAACCTTCTTGCATATCTGGAATTAGTAGCAATAGTGTTTGCAATTTCTGTAGATATATTAAATCCTAGTTTACTTCCTATATACTTTATAATATTAATTCTAGTAAGTCTATCATTATCTTCTTCAGTTTTTGCTGATACTCCAACATTTTGCATAAACTTTGTCGGAGATTCTATAAGAGATTTGCTTTCTCCTTCTTTTTTAGTAACCTCTCCCTTTACAAACCAGTCGAATATAGTATTAGAAAAAGTTTTTAATTCTTCAGTATCTAATACTACACTTCCTCCTTCTTGTCTTTTAGCTAAGGTATTCACATTTCTTCCGGATATAAGTAATTCTCTACCATTATATAGTAATGACTTTGCAGTAGCTGCTAAATTAAATCCCTTTTTATCATTTAAACAAAAAGTTTTTAAGTAATGCATTCCCTAAGAAATTACTTCCTATACTACATATAAGGGTTGAAAATTTCTTTTTAGATCTACAAAAAATTTAGTTTGTAGTTTTGATGCTTCTGCAGCTTCATCTTTTATATACTATATAAAGTCTCTTTGCTCCTATATTTTAGACTCAGATTCATTACTTAAAATCATATCTGCCAACACTTGTTCCTCTTCAGCAAGTGCATCTAAAAATTCCTATTTAGTATCAAAAGATTCTGATGAGTCATCTCCATATCGTACAGTTAAAGTTAGTTTATCTAGGATAGGCTTAAGCCAATATCTCCTTCTATTATCGCCAGTTTTACTGAAAAATTCATTATAAGAAGACTCTGTATATTTACGAAGCTTTCTCATCATTCCTCTAGATGAAGTAGTTCCTCTTACTGCATCTAGTAATACCTAATGCACCTATACTGGGTCTAGGTATTTAGTATTACCTAAGTCATCTTTTTCTATTTCACCATATTCATTTAACTAAGGTGTATTTGCTAAAACTGCTCTTACTTCATTTCCTATAGAAGCATATGCTGACAAAGATTCTGCTATTTCCTACCAGCCTTCTCTGATAGAGGATTCCTCTATATCAATTTTTTCTTGTAAATCTTCTAATTCAAAATTGCCGTCATTTGCAGTATCTGTAAAATCATTAAAGGCACCCATTTTAATACCTTCTATATCTCTAAGACGTATTCTTGCAAGAGTAACCATTGCACTCCAATTTCTTAAGACTAATTCTATTTGTTCTGCTTCATATTTAGCAGTAAGATCTTTTTCATCAGAGGTTTTATATTGTTCCCAGGCATCAGATCTCTGTTCAACCAATCTACGGTACATTTGATTAAATATATACTATTGTCCAAAAATAGCTCTTCCTTCACTATCAAAGGTACCTTTAATAATAAACTCTCTTTCTAATCCTGCGGCATCTAAATCCATTTTCATTGTTTCAGTCACCATATCACTAAACATATGGCTTATCCAACTTACTCTTGCTTCTCTAATAGACGCATTAGGAATTTCATCTTGAAGTTTAACAAATACTGAGGCAATATTTGTACCAGCGGCTTTAATCTCTTTAGCTTCTTTTTGCTTTTGTTGTCCTTCAAATTTAGTTATAATTGCTTTAATATCAGAATCTTCCATAGATTCCCAATTCTAATCTCCATAAGTTTCATCATATAATCCTCGCATCCATGCAAAATATTTAGATGTGCTTTCTGGAGAACCTAAGAAAGGGTCACTCTAGGCTAATCTTTTATCAAGTTCTGTAGGTATATAACACGGTCCCATATTTATATTTTATTTAATTGCACAAATTTACTAATTAATTTCTTATAACACAACTATTTCTAAGTAAATGTATATCTTACTTATAAAAAAAATAAGGGGGCAAGAAGCAGCATATGCTACAACTTACCCCCTTATTTATAGTGGTTAATCTAATTTTTATTTATTATAGAAGCAAGAACTTTACATGCTTCCTTTATTTTATTTATATCAGTATTACTAACATCTTTAAGTTCACCAAATTCCTGTTCAAACAAATAGGAATTTATTAAATTGAATAACTTAAGAGTTGCTTTTTTCTTAGTATTTGTTTTACAAGTTATTCCCATTATGCAAAATTGTTACTTACACTAAAACGTAAATTATCTATATAAAATTCTCCCAAAGTTACTGGTATACCATGAAATATAGCACACGACTGACGCCAATGTCCTCTTCCAGGATAGTCTTTTTCATATGTAATCGCATCATAACCATCCCAGAATCCATTTAAACAATCGTTCCAAAATTCTTCAAAAGTAAATTCTCGTTTATATTCATCGATGATTTGCCCTGACTTAAGCCATTCTATCAAGGATTCTTTTGTAGGTTCAAAGTATTTGAAGTCATTGGCATCCCACAGGAATTTCCAACCTTCAGATCTTTTACCAATATGAATATCTTCAACTTCAGCTATAATATCTCTGGCTTCATCATACTGATCATTATTGATTGCATCAATAACCTCCTTTTTTTGTTCAGGAGTCATATATTTTTTAATATAGTAATTCGTTCCCATATTATATTATAATTTCGGTTTTATTATTTCTAGTAATAAATGCTTTAGTAAGGTGTTCAATAACATCTGAAGAAGAAAACTCTATAATAGATATTAATAATGCTTTTCTAAATTTCTTAGAAAGTTCTTCATAAGGTTTATCCATTATAAAGATTTTATTATTCTCTATTTTCAGACTCAATCCTTTTGAATTGTCCATATATATGATTGTGTTCTTTTCCATCAATAAGTATTTTACAGAAACTATTTCTAACACAAATAATAACACCTTCTTTACCTAAATCATTATTTTTAGGTCCGGTTTTTGTTATTACAACTTTCTCTCCTACATTCCAAAGTTTATAATTTTTTGCCATATAAATATTCTAACATTGATTCCCATATATAGATATTATCTGTATATGATTCATGAGATTCTTTTGAATTTGATCTATCTTCTGTAGATTTAGCATAATTGAATACCCACATTATATGATATTTCCTAAATAAACAAATATCAATATATGGATCCCATTCATGTCTAAACATGCGATATTTAGTTTTCCAACCTAATGCAGAAGTATTAATACTTATAATCGGATTATAGTATTTTTTATTAACAGGCATACCGAAGAACCAAATATCTTTACCATATATAAAGTGACATTTAGGTCTGGGAAATTTCTTTCTAGCTTTATACCATGGATAAAATGGATTATGATATTCTTCCCATATCTTTAATTTCTTTTTTAACTTCTTAAACATATTGATACTTATTTATTGATTAATACAAATCTTCTGAAACCAAACAAGGTATTAATCTTTTTTATTGCTAATTTGACCTGCCTTTTTAGCTATTTTATAAGCTTCGACACGATTAACAAATCGTCCTTTGGATGTGTAAAATCCTTGTGCTTTAGGAGATTTATCAATTAGGTCCTTGAAGTTATGTATAATATTATGGTGGCGATACCCTAAAATACATAGATGATCGTCACTAAAATCTGCATTATCATATGTAGGCTCTTTTCTCTTTATAGCAGCGCATAATATGTGCTCATAGGACTTCTTTTTAGAAGTATTAATATAAAATATTATTAATACCCCTAATAATATTATGTTAAGAATTAACGATATAACCATATTTATTTATCTGAAAAACTTTTTTGAGTATAATCATCATAATTATCAGAAGGATGACCTTTTTCAAAACCCCTTTTATTTCTTTTATATAGACTTCCATCAATATCTAATGTGCCCGATTGCCAACAAGATTGAATATCCATAGAAAACCATTCACCATATGGAGTTCTTGTAAACCATATTATATTTGTATCATATTCTGGTATAGAACAACCCACAAAGAAATCAGTGGTTTCAGCATAAAGTTCAGGGTTATCTTCATGTTTTTCTTTTAGAATATTCTGTAATGTCATAGGCATTTCACAGTCATATCTACTATTAAAAGCATTTACAATATAGTATTCTTGACTATAAGGAATTATATCTGTTACCTTAGCTTCATAACACCGAGAAGGTGTGAATCTTCCACTATCAAAGAAATGATAGATTCGCTCTTTTTCAGGAATGGTTGTTTTCATATACTATATTTGATTAACTCAGAAGATAATGGAAACACTTTTAACCATTGAATTTCGCGTTTTTCTTTAAGGCGATTTATGGTAGTTTCAACATCATCTAAAGATTCACAACATTCACAACTAATGTTTACATAAAAAACATCATCTGAATATCTATAAATTATTATATATTTCATACTATTAGAGTATACTCATATTACAAAGTATTTATTATACAAATCTTCAGGTACAAAATATGCAGCATTACTCTCTGAATTAATAGAGAAACCTGTATATACTCTACTTTCATATTCAGGGTCTTCCATTACTAACTGAATATCAGGCCATTCCACTAATATATATTTCATATTTCTAAGGTATATTCATAAACATTATCGTCGCACTCGTCACAATGATATATAAATTTAGGGATACCATTCAATTCAAGAAAATCAATAATCATATCTTGAATGCTTGAATTATTACCATATTTATCAATTAAAGATTTAAGTATGTTTTTTTGTTCTTGTAGGGTAAAATCTTCAATTTTTTTATTATCAATATCCAGATTATACGCCATACAACCATCAGTATATGTTAGTTTCATATAAATTTATTATAATCCATCTTACAATTATTTACTTTTTATTACTTCGAATTTCTTTTTCTAATACACGAGTTATTAAATCAAGATTCATTTTAATTTGCTTATATACATCCCATTTCTCCTCTTTACCTGATGGTGGCCAATCAGATATAATTATTTCATATTCACATCGTGACCACCATTGATACATAGAATTTGATTTAACAAATTCAACCATTTCTTTATGGGTTTTAGGTTTAGGGGATGCGTTTTTATATCTATCGTAAAGATAAGGTATTATATCGTAAGGAACAAATTTACCATTATCTTCAATTATAACATTAAAACTATTCATTTATTAATATTATTATTTTTGTTTTTTTATTGTTGTCGATTAATAAGTTTGGTTATGGTTAAGCGAATAATGTCCATAACTGAATATCCCTTAGACGCCAGATTGGCCATTTCGGGCGAATGGACAATGTCATTTGCAATGTCTTCCATTCCTGCAAGGACATCAATAGTTAAGTCCTTAGCACCGCAAACACGGTATATATCATTAAGATGATCTGCGTTGGTCGTGCTTGCAGACATAGGTCCGTGGTGGCGAATATACCATACACCATCCCGCAGGTAGTTTAGATTAACAAGCCTACCGACAGGGATGTATCGGCGGCCTGCTTTGCGATAAATATTTTTGTCTGTCATAATAAACTTAATTTATTTTCTAATCGTGCTTGATATTTTTTAATAGCACTCATAATATCAAGAAGTAGATCATAATCATACCTATTTAAAGACCAAGTTTTCCAAGTATAGACATTTTCTTTATTACTATTTACCTTTAAAGTAATATTTAAATCTTTCCTATCTTTATAATCATCTAATGATTTACAAAAATCGATAGTTTTAATAAGTTTATCTGCTTCTTTAAGAGCTTCTTGTTTTTGTTTGTATTCTTCTATAGTCATTATTATTCTATTTAGTGTTGTTACATTATTATATTATTCAAAAATTAATATAGTTCCGCTTTCATCTATATCTATAGATTTTAATACTTTGCCGTCTATTTTAAATTCTCCTACAGCCATGAAAGGACCTCCAGGAGGATCTACAGCGTAATAAGTTGTATTATCCTCATTATATATAAGTCGACAATAATCCTCATATTGAGCATGAAGTCTATATTTATTATTTCCCAGATATTCTAAATAATTATTTGATCTGTCGTGTGTGGGTAATTTAACCATAATTATAAAAAATATGGGGAGGAGAAATTACTCCCCCTCCCCCCTAATTTATTTATTCACCTTTAAAATAACAATCAATCAAAGTAAATTCGCTTTTACTTTTCTTTATAAACTTAATAAACTCTTCAACAGAACTAAAATATTCTTTGTCTTTAGGATTAAAAGAATATAAAGCATCTTCAGGATATTCTTCTTCTTTTCTCTCTATAATACATTCTGCATATAGAGGTTTTTCTTTTAAATCCTTTATATATAAATTCCAATTAGTTTTAATGCGCATTTAATTTATTTTTAAGAGTTGTACATAAAAATTTAATCTCATCATCTGCTTTTTCAGAACATCTTAAATCAAATATATTATTCCAATCACTCTGAAAAGCTGTCATAACCAATTCTGTTTTAGTAGCATTAGGAAGTACCATTCTGGCTTCTTGTGGTTTAAAACCTTTATTTATAAGCTCCATATAGGCATGTTCTGCATGTTGGTATAATTCTGCTTGTATAGGGTCTATCCCATCTCCTAAATAAATATATGTTATAGAACCATCAAATTTAGTTTTGTTATACCCACAGAATCGTTGTGATTCCATAGAAAATGAAGCACACCTATGCCTTGTTAATTGCTGGGCACATGCTCTACTACATATGAATTTAACAGTGATTCTTTTATTGTGTTTTTCTGTAGGCACACTTAAAAATTTAAGGGCATTTTGTAAATTATTATCTACTATAACCCTATAATTAGTTGTTATATAATCATAGTCATTATCCTCATTGAATTTGGTATATGGATTTGATAGTAAAAACCATATCCAATTTAATTCAGATATAGTTCCCTTTTTAGGGACTTTTAAATATATAGTGCCATGTTCTGCAACACTTCTATGTTTATATACATTTAACAATTTAGCTACAAATGGTTCGGCAGTAATACTTCTGTTATCTTCATTATATTGTATATTACATTCTGATTTGTAACATACTCTTGCTGCTAACTCTATTTGTTCTAAAACCTCTTTAAAGTCAAGAGGAGTATGCAATATTTCTACTGAAGGTTTAATCAGTTTCATTATCTTTAGGATCAAATAATTGTGGATATTGCCTTTCAAATTCTCTAAACAAGTATTTAATATCTATACTTATTTTAATTACCCAAAATAATATTATTAGTACTATTAATGATAGTGCCCAAATCATAATGTCTCAATATAATCATTTATTTCCTTTGGTGATGTAATTCCTACCCATCTTTTAATTTCATTATCGCCTTTAAGTAGAATTAATGTAGGAAGAGCTCTAACTCCAAATAAAGAGGTTAAGTCTTTTTCATCATTATCTACACTAATTTCTTCTACAGGAACATTTAAAGGGGTTTCTTTAAGTGCATTTGCCATTACTTTACATTGACCACACCAGGGTGCCCCAAATTTAATTACTTTCATTTTCTAATAATTTTATTTTATCGTTTAAGTACCAAATAGCTTTCTTTAAATCTTCTACTGCGTCTTTTTTTCTCCCTGCTCTAAGTATATACTTAATAGCATTACCTAAATCAAAGTCTAAGTGCCTTGTTATATCAATTACTTCAAGGCCACATTTTTCTTTTAACCAAGAGTAATGTGGAGGAGAATTAACCATATCAGGTTCTGTACATTCAAATGTGGGAGTAAAAAATTCTTCATCTTCCACAATCTGAGATTTACGAGTCACTCTATAATTATTATTAGTATTAACAGCAGTTAATATGACATGGTCTCCTTTTTTAGCAAATTGTTTATTGTCTAAATAAAAGTCCTTCTTACAAATATATTCTTTCATAATAAGGTATTAAATCTCTTGTATTAAAATTTATATTATTTACTACCTATCCTGTATTATAAGTAAGAGCATTTCTTAAATAACTTTAATGTCTGCTGGTAGTAGGTAAATACTTAGTTTCATTATATATTATTATGTTAGAATACCATTGTGCAATACAAGTATTATAAGAGAACAACTTATCTCCTGTTGAAACTAAATTACTTCCACAAGCCGCTATATGGTAAATAAATTCTTTACATACTTCTTTATTTTTCATAATTAATGTATCCAATAGGTTGGGAGATATCCTTTTTCATCATAACTTATATCTGCATCTAATTTACACTTATCACAAAAGTATTTACCTGCTTTTACCATAAAGTCTTTAAGTTTTAATGCAACTTTATCTGCAATTCCTTTAGGTGCTTCTACATCAAATTCATCATAAGGAGTTATACATATAAGAACTTTAAATAATAAATTTTCTTTTCTGAGCCATTCAAAGAAATTTATCATAGACACTCTTAAACAGAAGGATCCTGCAGCTTGTATAGGAAAATTAATACTGCATCTTTCATTTTCAGATTTTCTTTTAAAAAAGTGTTTTACTTTTTGTACAGTATCACATGTAGGAGCAACTTGTTTCATTTCTCTATAATAACTCCAAAATCCAGGTTCTTTAAATGAATCTTGAGTTGCCTTTAAATCTTCATAATCATATATAAATACTTTATGTCCTGTTAATGGACTTAATAATATATACCCTTTGTCAAACCAATCTTTTCTTCTAAAATCTTGATATTTTTTAAGTCCTTTAAAACCTAACATATATTCATTATATATTTTATTTGCTTCCTCTATAGGTATACCTTTATTTCTAGATATTGTGTCAGCATTACCGCCATAATTTATAGCAAATTCAACGCTTTTAGCTTCTTGTCTAAGATTATGATATTTCTTTTTAATATCTTTAATAGGAGTATCTCTTGGTATTTCTTTATATGTCATATATGCAGTTAAAGAATGAATATCCCCTGAACCTTCATTAAGCTCTTTAAGTATAGCTGCATCATTTGCTATAGATGCCATTAAATAGGTTTCTTGTCCTACATAATCTATTGATATCCAATTATTATTAAGCTCTGCTACAAAACAAGAACGTGTTATTTCATCAGAAGGCATATTTAAGAAATTGATGTATTCTTTCTTTCCGTCTTTTCCTCCTGAAGTTATTCTTGTTGTATCAGCACCAAGTTGGTTAAATTGAGTATAAAGCCTTCCTGTCTTTTTATCAATTTGGTCTAAAACATTTTGCCCATACGTACTTACCACTTTTTGTGCTGCTTTATATTTAAGATATATAGGAGCAATCGGTGATAAATCTTTTTGTGGCTTTATTATTTTAGCATCAACTGAGGGCTTCATTTTCCCTGTTTGCTTGTCTTTAGATAATAAGTTAAATCCCAATAAAGTGAATACTTCAATTACTTGTTTAGCACTATTCCAATTTATAGTACACTTAGGAGTTAAATCAAATCCCTCAAATAAATCTCCTTGTGTATTTATAAACGTAAATTTCTTAAAATTATTGTCTGTTTCTGCAAGATTTATAATGAAATTATTTAAGGAAGCCTCTGCATCATCTAAAGCTTCTTTATCTGACTTCATCTTATTTAACCATTTTTCTTGATCTAATCTTACTCCACAAAACTCTTCATAAGCCAATGCTAATACAAATTTATTTTCATATTCTATGGCAGTTAGCAGTTCTTTTTTACTAAGTTCTTTATGTTGGGCATTTTTTATCTTCTCTAGATATTGGACATCTTTAGCTGCATATATAATAACATCATCTGTTAATCCTTTCCAAATAATTTGTCCCCTTATAGTTTTATCTAATTCTATGCCTAAATAACGTTCTCCAGCAGATTTTAATGACATACTGTGATATCCTGAAGGATATCCTAAATACATAAGTTTTTCTGCTAAATAACCATCATAAACTTTTTTAGGAACAATTTTATATTTATATAACCATTTTAAATCAAATTTAGCATTCCAAAATAAAAATTCTCTATTAGATTCTAAATAGTCTTTATATAATAGAATATTTATTTTAGTGCAATCAATAACAATTTGAAAATCATAACATCCTAACTGTAAAGACAGTAATGTGTCATTATGACAATCTAGTCCTGAAGTTTCAGTATCTAAACCCACTATAGATAATGTGCTGAGGAGTTTTAATGACTCCTCAACACTTATTATCTTATAGGGAGTATCAACTAATCTATTTTCAGTTGTTACTAAATATACCATTTGTTACATTTTTATCCATTCCCAGAATATCTTATACTTATTTCTCTTAGAATAAGCAATTAAACTAGAAAAGTCCATTACATATGAATATTTAATCAGAAAATCATTACCTAAAATACCGTGAATACTGGCACCTTCAGAATTTTTAATAGCTTTAAATGTATTATCCAAAGCAGGGGATATTATCAATGTAGTTATATACGTAGCATTTTTATAAGTAAAATTTAAATCTATTTTACCTACAGAAAGTGCTATTCCTCCAGCTCCATATACTTGAGTATTTGTCTCATATTTATCCAAATGCAGTTTTTCAAAAGCTTCTTTACTTATATGAGATTCATTACTTCCGGTATCTAAGATAAAATTTAATTTATGCCCATCAGACTCTAAAGTTATTATGGGTAATCCTACAAGATTCAATGATTCTTGTAAAGATATAAAGTTTAGCCTTTTATATGCAATAAACTTTATTAATAGAATTATAAATAGTGCTGCCAAACAGCCGATTATAGCCCATAATATCATACTCCAGTGCTTCCAAAGCCTCCTCTATTAATGTTTTCTAAATCTTGAACTTCTTCTATTTTAATACCATTAGTAAATAACCATTTTAGTTTTTGCCAAATATTAGCTTTTTGGCTAAGCTGTATTCTGAACTGACATACTCTTGCACCTTCAGGAATAGTGGTTTCAGCTAAAGCAATGAGTGGCAATTTCCATTCGTCTCCATTGCCATTATAGCTATTATCTATAATGCCTATAGAATTAGCTTGTATCAATCCATATTTATGAAGACTACTTCTAGGTACTAATACAGCTTCAAATCCTGCAGGCAATTTTATTGCCACACCAAGGGGTACAAGTTTCTTAGAGAATTTTACATCTCTATATGCAGTTGTTACTCCATTAACTGTTTTACGTTTTAATGTTTCCGATTGAGGGGCTTTAAAATACACCTCACATGCAGCAGCAAGATCTACCCAATCTCCCTTTTTAATATCTCTAGGCATATAAGTATTGCCTATCTTTTTAATTTTAATCTTTAGTTTCATCGTTAAATCCTATTACTTTAGTGTCTAATTTAGTTAATGAATGAATGATATTTTTATTAGTTGTATATGTTTTATTAACATATACTGTTATACCAAAAATTATTAGTTTAATTATACATACTGCATATTCATTTTCTAAATATTCTTTCTGAATTTTTTTAATCATGCTTTCCAAAATTTATGTGTAATGTCTATTAGTTTATCTTTACCACTAGATGTATGTACTACTTTATACATTTTTTGATTTGTAGTTTTCTTATTAAGAGGTCCTAAATTCTCTTTATATGAACCTATTTTAACATAATCAAAAAAACATAGATGCACGTCTTTACTTAATACATCATTACCACTGTACCATCCAACTTTTAAATTGGGATAATATTTCTTAATATCCTGTGCAATATTATCTACTTCACTTGGGAATTTATCGCCCCCCATAATACAAACACAAGTAATGCCTTTATTAGCATTAATAAGTTCTGTTAAATGCTGTAAATCAAGGAGCTCTCCTATATCTTCTGTTAAATGAGGCGAGTGGCAATTTATGCATCTATTAGGGCATCCTGTTATATTAATACATAATGTAACTTCATCAGGTATTTCACTGAATGTTATCTGTGTCTCTAGATATTTTAGCATATACTCTAATTTTTTGTTCCTCTTGTCTTCCTTTAGACCAGTTGTTAATTTTTGTTAAATCATTTATACTCAGACTTTCATCTTATTTCTAAAATATTTTTGTATGACTATTTTTTGTTCATCAGTTAAAGATTTAATGCACTCATGCAATTCTTGAGTATTACATATTAACGTATCTTTCATAAATATAGTTTCAAATAGATATCTATAATATGCTGCCTCTTCTTTTGTTTTTGTTTGGGGACTATAATACTTTTTACCATTATAGCAAAATTCACAATGCCAAGGTTTATTGGGCCTGTTTGGATTATAATATAAGCCCTTTATACCACTTTTGTTATCTCTTAAAGTATTATATAACTGTTCTTGTCTAGAGGCAAATCGTAAATTTTTCTTACAGTTATTATGGGTATTTCTGTCTATATGGTCTATTTCACAATTAGGATCCCCCATAATTAATCTGTGAAAATAAATAGTATGGCCTGTTACTAAATAGGGCATATTATTTCTGCCTTTATAAACAGTTCTCCATTTTTTACTACTAAGATACTTAACATCTTCAATATCTAGTGTATATGTCTCTATGATATTTCCATATTGATCGTAAGTATCTATTTCTGCATAAGTGTCTAAAATTCTTATTTCATTATCATCCCATACAGTTCTTTGATTATGGTCTTTTACTTCACCAAATCTTCTAAACTGTTGATAATGTTTAGAACATAATTGTAGTTTTATACTACCATACTTGTCTATAATTTTACCACAAGCACTACAATAATTAATTTTTTTCATACATATAAATATTTGAGATTAGACTATACCTTTATCCTAAATAGGATACCTCTTGGTAGTCGTTGGGGGCTTTCTCTAAAGAGACTATCCCTGCTGATTATCCATTGTTACATCTTTAAAATTTTTACACTTTGGTATTTAAAGCTTTAGGAACTTCCAGCATATTCGAGGTTTGCTATAAATATTACTATTTATAGGGGCATTTAATGTTTACCCGATTACCCTGTCCCATAAACTAATTTTAGTAGAACCACATTTAGGACATTTAGTAATGGGGTTCTTTGTTATATATCCACAATCTTCACATTCTGCATTAGGAACATTAAAAGTAAAGTATTTACACTTTTGTTTAGCTGCAAAATTAAGTAATTGTTCATATTGCTTAATAGATAAATGAGCATCTAGATTTAAATGCGCAGCAGATCCTCCATCAAGTTTATTAGATGCAAATTGTTCACTATGTAGAATTATTTTATCCAATATAGAGATATTTGCATCATTAGGTTTAAAAATATAACTAGCATATAAGTTAGTATCTTCTGGCACCCAGTATCCGTCTTTTTTATCTCTATTATAAAGCTTTATAGCAGCTGATTCAGCAGGAACTTGTTCAGTATTAAACCTTTCGTGTTTAGTTCTGTGCTTTTTATTTTCCTCACTAATAGTACTGAATATCAAAGAGCAGAACTCTTTATATTTAATGTTATTATTACACTCTATTCCTAGAAATTCTGCAGCTTGATTTAGACCGTTAATGCCTATTGTTAAATATTGTTTATCCAAATCTATAAATCCTGCATTATATGCAGCATAAAGATTATTATCTTTTGCCCAATGAAGTAAAGCATTATAAGCTCTATGATACTTATAAACATCTTTTAATACCTTTCTAAGATAATTAGAAAGAGACTCTTGCCAATTAATAGATGTTACACAGCTGCCTTTCCAGTCTTGAATAATTCTATTTAAATCTAAAGTTATAACTTGTTTAGAACCTGTCATAACTCCTATTTGACCATTAGTTGTACTAAAAGTATTCTCTTGTACAGCATTCTGTAATCGGCAACAACTACTAAGACTATCTACACTTTCTGATAAATAAGTAAAGAAAGAGTTACCTTCTGAATATTCCTTACAAATAAATTTAAAGGCATCTGAATCTTTTAATGTATTATTTTCTATCAAACATGCGTAACTACATACAGGAAAAGTAAGTATACATTTAAGTCTTTCTTGATTTAACCAATGAAGATACCTTTGTTGTAGCCAATTAGTGGATTCCCATACAGGTTTTGTTTTATCTGGAAATAAAAACTCTCCAAACATTCCTTCAAAGAAGTATTTATCAAAGAATGAGAAGTTTACAAAAGGAGATTGCATTCCTCTAGAGCCTGCTATTTGATTTATACTATAGGTAACTTGTTGAAAATATTGATCTATTTGAGAGCCTATAGTTTTATGTCTGTTACAGTAATCAGAAGAGATAACAGCATCACTTTTTAAGTAATATTCTTCTCCCCACTCTTTCCTACAAAAATAGTCCATGTACATAATAAATTCAGGTGTTGCCACTGCTCCTTTTACTTCTGAAGCCAATGCAAACACAAGATTTACATATATACCACAAAAAGAATCTATATTTCTTGGTACTGCTGATTTACCTCCTAAATCTTTAAGACCATTTAATAAGAAGGGATACATAGATACTGCCATACAATATGGCATAAGTACTTGAGATGAGGAATCATGTGCATAAAGAATGGTATTAAAATCTTTACGCATCTTTTTAATAGATACTTCTGGAAATAGCTTCTTTACTGCCATTTCCCATAAGTACATATTAGTGTTTTTATTAGCAGTTTTATGTATTTCTGCATTTAAAACCCCTATACCTTTAGTTCCTACATTAGAATTATCGTCTATAGTAGCATTAGCAGTATTATCAGATTTAACAAAATTCTGTATAAACTCCCACATGTTCTGCGCCTGATCTCTAATATTCTTATGAGCTTCTCTATATATAATATATGATTTAGCAACATCATAAGGTGCAAGATCTATAAGTATCTTTTCAACTTTGTCCTGTATAGTTTCAACACTTATGACTTCCCCATGAACATTAATAATGCCTTTAAGACTTAATAATACATCACTCCCAACAGTTTTACCCTGAGATTTATATGCAGCTTCTACTGCAGATATAATTTTATTAGGGTTAAACATTTCAAGAGTTCCATCTCTTTTTAATACCTTCATCACCAGTTATTTACTCTATTAATCCATTTTACTATATTATTCGGTCTATCTTCATAGATATCTTTAGGTACTTTAGGTTTTGATTCCAGATAGTCATGGAGTTCTTCACCTATAACAAAAGGATCTCTCATTTTAATATCAAAACCTGCACCATATATCAATTCTCCTCCAGCTTGTGTATCAGTAAATTCCCAAACCAAAGGCGTTAATGTTTTCCTATTAACTACTATAAATCTATAATTTGCAAGTTGGAAGTCTTTAAAATATTCATCTTCATCCATATTGGCTCTTAATAATCTCCAGTACAGACGTGATTGTAAATCATATCTCCAAGTGGCAAAACTTTTATAAAACTCCCATTCAGGTTTACCAGATGTTTTCAAATCTATTGGAATAATTAGTTTTTTATCATGATCAACTATTATCAGATCCATCATTCCTCTATATTCAATATTATTGAATATGTGTTTAAACTTCAACTGATAAAGTTGTTCGATATCACCAAAAGGATTGTCTATAAAATATTGACTTGTAGAAGGACTTTCTTTTAAAGCATTTACAGCACTTATAACATCTTGATATATATCTTGAGATAGTATAGTTTTGTCTTGAGCTATATATAAAAGTTTATAGTATTCTTCCCCCTTCTCCTTAATTACCTTAATTCTGGTTTCAGGCTTCCAATTTTGCTGATAGTTATGACTGTCTATAATAGGCAATAAAACATTATTAGGAATTTCCTCTAAAGAAGTATATTGATTTTTATACACCTCAAAAGCATGTTTTACTATAGATATTATAGAGTCAGGAATACTTGGAAATTCCGCTACCATAAATCTGGCGTTAAATTCTTCTTCCCCTCCTGTTATAATACTATCTACAGCAGAACCAAATGTTAAAGAAGGAGTGTCTATGTTATCAAATAAACTATCAAGTTTATTAAATCCTTCTCTTTCAAACTTTGCTAAAGTTGAATAGGATAAAGCAGGGTCTTTTCTATAAGTATCCTCTGATACATCCCAGCTAATTTCTTTTAATGATTTAATCATCTATATCTATATATGAAATGTACTCTATTAATGCGTAACGCAAATTTTCTAAATCTTCAACAGCAGCTTCCTGTTTAAAATAATCTTCTTCAGTATCACCAAAGGTTTTTCTGAGTTTATATATATCGGATTCTACAATTTCCAGAATATCTTGAAATCTTCGATTTTCCAAATATTTACTACAAATTTTAAAATCCTTTTCAGGAAGTGCCGGAAGTAACATTCTTATCTAATGAAGTGGTTGCATATTCTTTTATTATTTCTATTGCTTGTAATAGTTGTTTTTTAGTATAAATTTCAAAGTACATAGAGGGAGTTTTAATTGTATTTAAGTACCTAAGAAACAGTTTCTTTTTTATAGGAAATACATCATTTTCAAACCCCTTGGATTCTATATAAATATCTATTCCATTATATTTAAAATAAAAATCAGGAGTGTATCTGATACCTTGAAATTTATTTGATTTTTTAACTAACTTTCTTGCAGAACTATCTCCTAATTCTCTTCTTTTCTTTAATTGGTTATCCGTTTCTTTATCATAATAAGGAGTTTTAGCTTCAAAAGCATCAATTAAAGTGAAAGTTTTAGGCTCATATTTCGGCTTAAACCCCAACTGTTGAAGAGTGTTATAAACACTCTTTTCTAGTTGGGATTTAAACGTAATATTTTTCTGCTTAGTTATTGTGGCGTTCCTGATTTTTTTATTCATCAGGGAACATTTCTTTATAAAAAGGTTCAAGTGCCTCAATGGCTAATTTAGCATCTTCTTCAGATCTAAATAATGCTATATTAGAGTACTTTCCATGTTCAGTGGAGGTTATCTCACATATAGTACCATCAAACAGGCTTATACAATAAAGTTTAGGACTTTTTAATATATGATCCTCATACTTCTTATCCAGATCTATTGCTATTTGTTTAAGCACTAAAGAGAAGGTAATTGCAATATTAACTTCTTTTAGTTTATCTAGAACTCCAAGAAGTTTTTCAGGCTTCCATTTAAGTTTAGCAGCTAAATTGTCAATTGCTGTACTTAAAAGTCCTAAAGAAGAAGGCTTTTTATTGAGTTTTTTATCAATATACTCACTTGCCTTTTGCGGATTAACTATTACATCAAAAAGAAAGTCTTCAAATTCTTCTTTTGTAAAAGTTATTTTAGAAATTGTAGTTTCCATAATAAAATTAATTTTATGCAAAGGTAATAAATAATTTTTAATTACAGATATTATTGTTTATTTATTATAAGACTCCAATATGCTTCTTTTGTTAGTTCTATATTATTAGGTTTAATAACTAATCTATTGATTCTCAAAGGATCTAATAGTCTAATTTCCATTGTTTGTTCAAATAATACCGGAATTATTTTTTTAGATAGGAAATTATTAAATATATTATCATTATTTACATATGCATTATTTATAAATATAACTGATACATCATTTCCTTGCAATCTAGCAAATAGGGTATCAGTAGTTATATAAGTTAATAATATAGGTTCAAACTCATTATTGAATATACAGCCACATCCTATATAATAAATCTTATTTCGAATACTAAAACGTGATATTTGATTTCCACAAGATTTTAATAATGCTTCGCAAGGATTTGCAACAGAACAGACTCCATTTCTAATTATATTTAATGAGACTGCCCTAACTCCATTTTCAATCTTTCTTGCAAACCGATATAATAATCTAGGAAAGCAATCAATGTTATATATCAATGAAGCAGAGTAATCAATATTTGATTTTTCTACTAAACGAGGGTTAGTAATAAATCTTGTTATGGCATTTCTTGTTTTGGCGGATATTTTCATACTTCAGTTTTTAATAACATTGTTGTAGCATCATAAGAAATCTTAAAAGGAAGACATCTAAAATCTCCTGAAACTATGTTAGCTATATGATTTACAAATAAATTAGTAATTAATGAAGCAATCATACTTGCACAAAAAGATGTTTGTTTGTATGAACAAGGAGCTTCTTCTACTGCATTATCACTGAATAAGTAATGTTCTTTATATTTAAATGCTGCATCCGCATTTTCTCCTGTTATACAGAAAATCTGAAAGTCCTCAGCATTTAATCTACCATCTATAAATATAGATTCTGCATCTCTTTTATTGTTTTTATACCATGCTTCAAATATCTCTTTACGAGATGCCATATTATCAAATCCACATATGATATTTCTTAGAGTTTCCGTACTTATTGTTGTGTCTGAAGTTAATCTGGAAATATTACTATATGCTCTATAAAAGTCACTAAACGCATTTATCGTATTAATACAAGAATATACTTTAGAATCTCCTATATTGTTTTTATTAAATAATTGCCCTGCTAAATTAACCTCTTCAACATTATCATTGTCATATAGTCTAATCTTATAAGGATTTAGCCTTGAAATTAATAAAGAAGTCCAAGAACCAATACCTCCACATCCTGCTATAGTAACAGTAGTTTGCTGAATTTTATTAAACCATTCTGCATCATTAAAACGTACTGTATTTAATTTTACCAATAAAGATTCAGAGTTTTCTTGCAGTTCGGCATTTTCATCTTGTTCTATACTATCTATAGCAGCATTTATTTCTGCCATAAGTTCATTACTTATTCCATCCATAATAAAAGACTGTTTAGTATTATTTTAATATATTTGTTAGATGTATATTTTGATAATTCTTGATATAAAGCATTTGCTAAATTTCTACCCTCATCTATTCTGAAAAATCCTTCTCCATCAGTATATTCTGAAAACAGTACTTCAAGAAGACTATCTATCCACATATTAAATGTTTCTAGATCTTTAAATCTTTTATCATAAATAGCTTCCATTTTAGGAACCCATTCATAAAGATTTAGATTGGTATTATTGGCAGAAAGAATGCTTCCTGTTATAATTTGTCTAAGTATTGTTTGTACTTGTTTATTATCTATATGAATATTTTTAGGAAATTCCGAATAGTCTGCTGTGGCAAATTTATCATTAATACTTTTATCAGCTTCTGAATAAGGACTTTCAGGCATAAAAGTTTTTGAATAATAAAATGAATTATTTACCCAATCTGGTTGTATCATCAACTTTTCTTGCTTCTTCAGCTCTTCTTGCCTCTTTAATTCCCTTTGTTTCTTCTCTTCTTCAATCTGTGCTATTCTAGCATCAATTTCAGAGTAATCTATATCTTCTTTAATTATTTCCATTTTACTATATTTTATATTAATAGATTCTTCAGTATATTCTTTATCTTTAGAAACTTCTTTACCATTAAATGTCTTATACTTTATAGTTTCTTTAATAATTTTATTAGAAACACACTTTCTTGTTATAAATGCACTGTATGTACCTGCATTATTAACAATTAAAGATACAAAATGTATTCTTTCATTGCCTTCTTCTTTTAGAGTATTTATGTCCGTACCACTGGGACAAGTAGCCATGTGATTATGAGAATGGATTAACGCTTGTTCACATTCAAATAAATCATTCATTGCAATATAATGAGCAATATCAGGAGATGTATTAAATTCGGTATATGCAGAAGAACCTATATCCATTAAGAAAATGTCTGTACATATAACTTTTAATCCTTCTTCATAAGTACCCAATGTTTTATAAAATAAAATCCCTGACCATTCAATGTCAGGTATTTTACTACATAAATATTTTATTTTATTCTCTACCGTACTATTAATGATTAAGTATGGTGAGCATTGGTGTTCTTGCGTAATCTTCACTTGCTGTTCCATAATTAAGTTTTTCTAAAATTGTAGTTTTTACATAAGAATATGCTTTAGAATTTAATATAGTTATACCTGTATTATCTTTATTATCAGGCTTTTCTATTATTAAAGGAATTACTTTACCTTTGAATATTAGATTTGTATTTATAGGTTCATTAGGTATTTCTTCTATAACCTTATTATTTGTATATAGACGACCGTCTCTTTTTGTGCATTTAAGTAGTACACCAGATGCAGCATATAGATCTTCTATAGTACAAGGCTTATTTTGTAAAGTATTGTAATATCGTATAAATTTATTTGCCAATATAATCCTTAGATCATCATCATTATATGCAAAATCATAATAATACCCATTAAAGGTAAATTCAAGAGATCGTTCTTTGCATAGATATTTAATGAAACCATCCAATAATTCATTTTTTACCTTTATATAATAAATATTAGGTACCATGCACTGAGCATTTTGATAATTATTTACAGACTCTAAGTCTATATACGGCCCTCCACTTAAGGATTCTACCTGTAATAAAAGTTTTAATTCAGTAGCAAATAATGTATATAAATCAAAATCAATATTTTGAGACATAATATTATCTGCTATTTTTGTTATAGTGTCTCTTATAGGACCACTACCTAAGCAAAACTCCCCCCAACTTGTTAAAGAACTAAATCTTGGACAATGACTATGTACATATTTACATAGCCATTGTTTACATGTAAAATAGGTTCTCCTTATATATATATTCCTAGTTATACTACCATCTTCATATAAATAAAATTTAACAAAAGTATCTTTTATATCAATACTCTTATTATATTCATTGGTTACAGTTAATTCAGGGAAATAAATTATAACATTTAGTTTATACGTATCTTCTTGAACATCAACAAACTCTTCTCCAAAAAAGTTTATAAATCTTGATATAATTTCTTTTTGTAGTGTCGTTTCCATAATAAAAAAAATAAAGGGAGAGCAAGAGAATAAAGTCTCTTACCCTCCCTTGGTAGGATTAATTATTCAAATTTAGCAAACATTTCATCGATTTCCTCATCAGAGGGGAAATCGTTATGCTCTTCCCATTCACATTTAACAGAACGCATAGCCTCTGTTGCTTCTGTACGAGAAATAATATCTTTCTCTACTAGAAGATTTGTCAGCTGTACCAAAGCTGTACGAAGATCCTCTGCATAAGCACAAGGATTTTCAGAATATTTAAGCTCCTCAACAAAGTTAATTAACTCAGCAGTTGATACTTGTGTATAAGGACGCCCAAAGTGCTCACGAATCTCTTTTGCAAGATTATGTTCTTTAATATACCGAAACATACCTGCACGGTCGGGACCTACTTGTTTGGGAGTAGCACCTGATTTAATCTTCTTAGAAGAATTGGTAATCATAATAAGAAGTTCATTAGTAGTTTCTCCGTTACGCTTCTTCACATTAGTGGGAAGTTGCGAAGAATCATCCTTCAACTCAACTGCACTATACCCTTCAAAGAAAGTCATTCCATCATACTCAATTCCATTTTCTGTAAGTGCAGTTTTAAGTTCACCTAAAGTTTCTGCACCTGTCATAATGATAGATTTTTCACGGCGAGTGTCTACTACATAAATTTTACGAGTTTCCATAATTAAAAAGCTTTTTAAAGATGTTTGTAAATAGTTGTTTATTGTTTAAATGTTTATATAAATCAGAAATATCTTTTTGATGGTATTCATTGGGAATAACTATATTAATGAACCCTGTTTTTGAAGCAAGTTTTTGTGCATCTAACAAGCCTGGAGGATCATTATCCAAACATATAAAGACTTGTTTAAAGCGTTTTTTAAGTTCATTAATTGCAGTATTACTCATACTATAGCCTTCTCCTTGAATAGCAACTGAAGGTATTCCTATATTAGCCCAAAGACATAAAGCATCTTTTAGGGAAGAGCATATACATACTCTATCCCCAAAAGATGGTATTTTTGTCCACAAACTAATAACTGATTTGTCATGTTGATTAGACCACTTATAACCATGTTTATTGAAAGGTTGATATATTTTTAAAGTGGTTTTTCCTTCTTTAAATTCAGCAAAAGCATATGCGTATTTATCTGCACCAAATATAAAGGTTTCATCATTTTTCTTTATTATTTTATGTGATATAGGATAAACATTTGCATATTTTAACCACTTTAAAGATATACCATAAGACTCCCAATATTCTATATCATAATCTTTCCATTCTCTTGTTTTACATAAAAGTTTTATATGAGAATTTCTAATGATGTTTTTAGAATAAGATTTCCTAATATTAATTGAACTATGAACATTATCATCATTTATCCTTTTAAGAGTTTCTCTAAAGGGAATATTCCATATACGTGAAAGTAATGAAAAAATAGTTCCTTTATCTCCATTAGCAAAGTCCCGAAAGTTTACACTTTTACCATCAGGTGAATACAATGCAAATGAAGGTTTTTTATCTTCTCTTAAAGGGCTGCAGATGACTGTAGGAATTTTATTTATTCCTAAATACTTTGCGGCAATATCTGCCTCTGTAGTATGTTTTAAAACATCATCTATTGATATAGTTGGTTGTCCGTGGCTAAACATTATTTATTCCCAGGGTGTTTTAGGAGTTGTAGAGAATGGATCATCCCCAAAAGGAAGATCACTTGTGTCATTAGGCTTAATTTCAGTAGGTTGTACTGAATATTTCTCAAAATCACCTACTTTAAATTCAGAAGTACTATAAGCACCTATAGATTTACGTTCTTCAAGTTCCTTTTCAAAGAATGTAAGAGTAGCCTTCTTTTGAGAGTTGTTGCGGCGGAAACCATCACTAAAGAAAGTTTGATATTGCTTTCCATCATTGGTATTACGAACACCAAACATAATTTTTACCTTATTTGTCGGTTGTAGGGCAATGATTTCTTTGATTTCTTTAACATCACCTGTAAATATCTTCTCAATACCATCAAAGCGAGCTACACAATCTTCAGGATTGGGATTTTTATGCCACTCACCATCACGGAAATACTCCAGACTAGGAACCCCAAGATATTCTATCATAAATTTAGTAAGATTTTCTTCACCTACAAATACAGGACGATAGTCTTTATCTATATTAGCAGGTTTACCATTACTATAAATAGGAATATTATGTGTTGTAAGATCTTCTTTAGTTACCCATGCTGTACGTGCATATTTATCAATAACTTGAATTTTAGTTTTATCACGATTAAAGCGATATTGATGCCTTACAAAGAAGGAAATAGAAATAGGTTCTACTCCTTCTACATCAGGTTGTACAACAAATGTCACTCGTGCATTAATGATTTTATCACCATCCACATCTAATTCTCCTACATATGTAGGTTCATTTTCTATAGTGGTGTTAAAAAGCTGTTCCATTTCAGCTTTGTTAGGGTTGACTGCTTTAACAAAGCATGGAGCAATACCCCAATAACGATTAAATTCTACTACTTTTGAAGTGTCTGTTCCTTTGGCAAATGCCATAAATGTTTTACTAATCATAATTAATCTACTATATTATTAAATGTTTCTATATTAGGACTTACTACACAGGTTTCACAGGTTTCTATTGTTTCTGCAGGATACTCAAATGTAAGTATCTGTTTCTTTTGTGGATACTTACCATTCATTTTAGGAGTACCGTCTTCATTAAGTACTGTTTCATAAGTACATTTAATGAGATCTGTTGATTTATAACCTCCTGTAAGTATTTTAATACCTGCTTCCCCTGCTTCTAACAGTGCCTCACAAGTATTACGTTCTTCCTGAAGCTCTTCAATCTTTTTATCAATAGCTTCAATTTTCTTTAATGTTGGCAGTGAATTTTTAAACTGACGCTTAACTGCTGCAATTTGAAATGCTGTTAATTCTTTCATAATTAATTATAATATTCGTTCATTGCTTTAACTACATAACCCAAATCATTAGGTATAAAATTTTCTGTAAACATCCCATCTGGAGATTTAGCAGGAATTTCTTTACTTCCTTCCATACAGCTATGAGTATAGAATCCATATGATGCATTTCCTTTTTCATCATATTTTACAGAGGAAAATAATACTATAGGAACTACTTCAACAGGATTATAACAATTATCAATAAGTTTCCCTACTGTTGACGGCTTATATCCTATAATAATATCATCAGACACTATTGCTTCGCTATGCATAATAAGGAATATATTTAAATCATCACGAAGATTTTCTGCGGTGTTAATTATACTTTGAAAATGCGCAGCCATATCTGTAAATTTATTATAGCTTGATACTTTAGCCGTCTTAAAATATTCCTTACGCATAATGTAAATAGCATCATCTATAATAATATTCTTTACATTAGGCATTTTATCATTAACGCCCATTAGATAGGTTATTATAGTAGAATAGTCATCTACATTAAAGAGATTTTTATTTTCTGTGTTATAAATCCCTTTACTACCTTTAAAAGGTAAACGCTTTTTTAATACATTAAACACTACTGTTTCTTTGGGATCAAGTGTCTTAATACTAGTAGATTTTCCTGAACCACTTTTTCCCAGTATCATACAAATGTTTGCCATACTTAGTAATTAATAAAAATGATTTACTTTTTCTTGTTTGTATTTGTTTATATACTTTATTTAACCCTATTTGATCGTCAGATTTAGGTAATTCTTCAAAATAATTTACTGCACCATCAAAGTATAATGCAATAACACCATTTGATTGACCACTTCTGTTAAGCAATACTTCTAAAAATCGTACATTATCTTTTAACATCCTTATATTATATCCATGATATTCAGGAATTTCATATCTAAAAGGACTAAAAAGAGACAAACATACATCAACATCTCTAGCTATAGCTTTATTATCAGCTAAGTTAGTTATACTTGGTGTAAGTTTATTAAGTTTAAATGCATCTGTATTTTCAAACATTGCTTGTTGTTGAATTACTACAGGAGTGAATTTATATCTATTGCGCAAAGTTACTAAATATTCTGATAACTTACTCATAGATTGTCTTAAATCCATACCTTTTTCTGTAGAAATTAAACTTAAATGGTCAAAAAAGATTATTCTGTATTCATTTGGGTTATTACTTTCATAATAATCAAATGCATTTACCTCTTTAGTTAATCCAAAGTCATCTTTTATAATAATAGGTTTTGTATGTACCGTTCCATTTTCTTCTGCATACTTTTTACACTCTTTCCATACTCCTGTAGCATTTGTACTATATGAGAAAGTTATGGAGTCTTCAAAGAATTGAAGTATTTCTCCATATTCTTTTGAATTTAGTATGTTAAGTATTTCTTCAGATAATGGTTTACTATTATCAGTTGACTTTAAATCTTGAGGACTTATCCTTATTTTAAATTCTGAAAGTGTATATAGTAGATAACTCATAAATCTTTCCATAACATTTTCAGGAGTTTCTTCTAAAGGATAATAAATAATCTTTACATTAACCTGTTCAGGATGAGCATATGCATATAGTAAAGTATTGTATATAAACATAAAGGAGGCAAATTGAGATTTACCTGCTTTAGTGGCAGCCGTTACCAAATAATAACGACCTTGTTCTACACCGACAAAATCATCTTTAAACCTTAAGAGAGGAGAGGGAATACTATTAATCTTTCCAGATAATAATCGTTCTCTCCTCTCTTTAAGATTCAACAATACTCTATCCTTTAACTTCATTTTACCTCGTTTAACCAGTTATCTTCAGTTTGACCTTCATTTTCAATATAACTGGCTAAATCTGAAGTTTCTTCTATATAGCCCACTCCTTCTGAATCTACTTTACGAACATCTTTCCAAATGAAGTATTTAAGAACTCTCATATATGATAAATCTATATGGTCTTCTATATACTTTTTTGTTGCTTCAAGTATTTGAGTATCAGTATACTTATTACCATATAGTTTATAAAACTTTTTAAGTCTTAATTTGGTATCCTTAAGATTTCCCCTCCAATAAGTGTTTGTTCCGGGCTTTTTACCTTTAGGATATAATTCCATCAAAGCTTTTGCTAATTCTTCTATATGAGTGTCTATAGGAACATCTTTATCAGAAGACAATATTACATTACAACATACATCATCCCAACGTTGTGTTATAGTATATGTTTTTTCAAGTAAAGATTGTTCCTCTACTATCATTTCTTTGGATTTTAGTTCTTCTAAAAGTTTAGGAATGTTTTCACCTGTTTTTACTAAAAGTAATGCAAGAAGTTGAGCAACAGTAATACCGTTTTCTTTACATACTTTATCATTTATTGAGATAGTCATTTAATGATACTGTTGTTATTAGTTTTGGATTATAGTTTTCAAGCATTTTCTTCATTAACTCCTCCTCCCTTGTATTTTTATAATAAGGTATTATAATAATGGGATTAGGATGTCTTAGAAGTCTTCCGCACCTTTGAGCTACTATAGTTTCAGAACTATTTAGATTTGCATATATACCTACTTGACAGTTTACTAAATTTATGCCTTCATTAAGAACATTACATGCAGTAATATGATTTATTTTTCCATCATTAAAGTCTTGTAAGTATTTAGAGGCATACCTGTTTTGACTGTTAATACAATATCTTCCTAATGCTTCAGTTTGTAAAATACTGCTACAGAATACTAAAGTTCTTTTATTTTTAAATTTCTTCAGTATATTATATACTATAGTAGTTTTTCGCGTACTAAGCCATTTAAGACGTTCATTGCATTTCATTAGCCAAATGTTTTTTATAACAGGATTCCGTGTATTCATATATTTGGTTTTATACCAATCTATAAGATTACTTATATCCATATTATATTGAGCTTCAGTACATTTTATTGCTAAAGGAGTTTTAACATTTTTATAGTTCCATCTTTGAGAATAATCTATAGTGATAAGTTTACCATTAGCATTTTTATTCTTATATATAGTTTCGGATTTTATTTTATTATCCAATTCTAAAGGAATTAAAAACACTTTAGGGTCAGGCAGTATATCACCTATAGCCTCTTTAAGATTGATTTTATATTGTGTTAAAGGATTAAAGCAATAAGACAGTTCTTTTTTAAGTTCTCTATTTACAGTAGCAGAAAGCAGAAGGGAATGGGAGCAATTAAAGTCAGGAATAACCTCACGACATCTTTCTGATAAGTGATGGCATTCATCATATATAATTGCATCCCATTTCCCGGCATACTTTGGAAAAGATATATATGTAGTGAAAGAAATATTAAGTTTATTGTCTTTCCACCACTTATTTATCTCATTTTTCCAAGTTTGTTTCAGAACATTTCTCGGTACTACTATAAGTAATGTTTTTACATTAAAGGTTTTTATCTTTTCTATAGCTATTCTTGATTTACCAATCCCAGTAGCCATTTCAAAAAGAAAGTTTTTACCTTTTAAACTTAATACTTCTTTCAATATATCTTCTCTATTCATCTAGTATTTCGTATGTAAAGCTAAGAGCATTCAGCTCTTTTGCTATAAGTTTTATATGTGTTTCAAGACGTTGTTGTTTTGAGTACTGAGACCATATATATCTTGAATGTTTTTTGGCCCAGTTTTCTATTGTGGGAATGCCTTCAGGAGTTACCATGAAATCATATGTTTCTTTACATATGTTTAAATGATGTTTTGCAGGGCGATTTCCTCTTGAGTAGACTGTAAGTCTTTCTTTGTTTTTCTTCTTCCCTTTGCCTTTTCCTGTATAGTATTCTGTATTGATTACTGTTTGCTCGAATGCTTTATTTTCTTTGCATTCTTGTTCTGAGTACATTTGAGCACCTGGTACTACAAATGTAACACTTACTTTAGGTTCCATAGTTTTTTAAGCGCTGTTTTTATTTTATATAAAAGAGTTGGTTTTACTTTTATAGGTTTTCTCAGACTGTTTTCTGTATAGTTTTTTCCTCTGTACAGTCTGTCTTTACCTAAAAGTACAAACATGGTTTTTGTGCCTATATAGTGTGGATTTTCGGGATTTTGCATAAAATACCACATTTGACTAATGGCACCTTGAGATCTGTTTAACTTTGTTGATAAAGTTAAAAAACACTTTTGTAGGTTTTCTGGGTGTGAGGAGACTTCCTTAAGGATAGCTTGTTTCTCCTCTTTTGTCCATCTTTTCATTATTCATCTAGTTGTTTTAAGAAGTTGGTCATTATATCTATTTTTTGTTCTGCTGCATCTATAGCCCATTCTAAATGTTCATCCAGATACTCTTGAACTTCATCTTTGTTGTTTATGTTACCATAAAAGGGTTCTCCTAAAGTGATAACACAAAAGTTTAAGCTTTTAAGTTGTTTCTTTGTAGGTTTCATATATATTGATTTTAAATGAATATTCAAAATAGTAGATTTTAAAACAATTTAGCGAAAACTCCTCTACTATATGTTTTCTTTAGAAAGTTAGGCCCTTATCTTACCGCATGTTATCTCTCTGCTAGAACGTTTTTTAATAGAGTTTCCTCTCCAGGTATATTTATAGTAATATACCAAACAGTGATGTTCAGGATTTCCTTCCTTTTAATGTACGTAATGAGGTACTGCTTTAGCATTTGTATTTAAAAGTTTATTTACAAATATTGCAGCTTTCCATGCATCACCTATAGTATCAAACATTGATGCTTCTTCAAAGTTATATTTGATATATAAGGTGTTATCTGCTATATAAGCAAATGCATTATCACTTAATTTTACTATCCATTTTTCCATATTTAATGTATTTTTTTGGTTAAAAAATAAAACCTTGCTATTCTCCCGAACCGCAAGGTAAAGTAATCAAACGAAACTCAAAACATTTTCAATTAGGAGCTCTTGTAGGATTTGACTCTACATCTTTCTATATACTATAGAATGTTTTACATTAAACTAAAGAGCCTGGTTATAATAACCATGTTTCACTTAAAACCAACACAATGGAGTAGTCCTTGTAGGGCTTGAACCTACGACCTTCTGAATATCAGTCAGATGCTCTCAACCAACTGAGCTAAAGGACTATATACTATCTATACTCACGTACCGATAGTTTCAAAAAAAAACGAACTGAAATAACTTGTAGATAAATAACTTGTATATAAATAACTTGTAGATATATAACTTGTAGATACATTAGGATTCGAACCTAAATCTCTATTATGATTGTAATGGCTAACAAACAAAATCAAAACTAAACTTAAAAGTAACAATTAAATAATGAGTAACATAATAGTGTTTTACCTTTTAGTACCTCTGTACTATCTTAAACTATGTATCCAGACACCTTCTTTCGAAGGATAAACACTATTTTCACAAACAATGTTTATATAACCAATTAGAATGTTGGCATCATTCTAAAGATTCAAACAAACCTAATGTGTTTCACCTTTTTAGTAAAGTAGGAACTACAGTAAGTTATGAACTTACTTCTTTCTTATACTTTACGCATTTTTCACGTAAGCATATAAGAATGTTTTAACACATAAACTATATAGTTCTTATATTCATATTACCACATGTCTTTATTTTATGGCGCTACATATTAATAGGTATCCATAACATCTACAATATCTGCATTGTAGAGATCCATTTCATACTTTCTTTTTTCATAGTCCAACTCATCTCTTAAGTCTTCTATGTGCTTTTGTATGAAAGCTACCCCTTCTTCTAAAGATGTTCTGTCTCCGTTGTAAGGTATATTCAGATATCCTTCTATGTAGTCTATTATCTTTGAAGTAGCTTTGTAGACAGCTTCTTTAGATACATTTGGGTATTTTTTGAGAGGTTTATTGTATATATCTGCATATACTTTTAGTATGTAGTTACATATGATTTCCTCTCTTGATGGAGTACGTTTATTTAGTTCCCCCTTTTTAGAGTAGTACTCTATTTTTATCGCGTCTTTAGAGTTTTTGAGAATCTCTTTTGCTTGAAATTCTCCTTCCTCTTCTGTTCTTACTTTTCTTGTACAGATTGTGTTCTTTCCATCTGCTGTTGTCATCTTGTAAATGTAGTCCATTTTGTTTTTGTTTTAAGTTAATAATGTTAGTTGTACCCCCAGTGGGACTTGAACCCACACAGCCTATAATGGCCAACAGATTTTAAGTCTGTCTTGTCTACCTATTCCAACATAGGGGCTTATTTTTATGCAAAATTATATATAATTTACATAATATGCAAATAAAAATCGAAGTAAAAGAGGAGTTAATGGTGTGTAAAAAAAGCTATAAATTACCTTATCCCATTAATTTTTAATTGGTACACCGCAAACCCCGGAAGTGTGGAGGGGAGTGAGGGCATCTGTAACCTACTGATATTCAATAACATAACCCACACATATACCAAGGTTGGTCTCATAAATTTGGTAATTTATCAATTTATTATATTGGTGATAAACCAATAAAAAGTATAATATAATAGGTAATTTACCAATATAAAGTAATGATATTATTATTAATTAATGTAAATAGTAATTAATAAATATTAATATCAATATAAACTTGGATGAGCGAGGTGACTGAAAAAAAATACCCTCCCAGGAATTACTCCCAGGAGGGTATGCAGGGGAAGGAGAGTTAATTATTCTCCTTCAAGGATACGAAGAATATCATCCTCACCTGTCTTGGACAAGGTGAGTTTCTTCATTGTATGCAGGTCAAGAACATCCCCTACCTTGGCTGCACTCTGTGTAGCCATGGGGACATAGATCTTCTCTCCGCTGTGCATCAAGAAGCAACAGCTTAGCCCATACTGAGAATCCACAACAGTGGCTTTCTCAAAGGCGTTGAGTTCCTCTTGACTGAGGTTTTCAGTGGAGTCGAGATTCCAAGAACCTGCATAGACTTTTTCGCTAAGAATTGACTTAGACATGATAGTATACGGTTTACCTATACACCATAAGGTTTTAAGTGAAAAGATATGGAAGGTGGCTGAACCTCTCATTGGCAACCTTGCCTTCCAAGCATGGGGAACCAGTGACCTGCACGCGCAAGCGGGCAGAAAAAAATAATACCCTCAAGGAGTTTCCTCCTCAAGGGTACTATTGTATAGGATGTATTACTTATTTATGTAATGCATACGTTCGCTGATGTTTAGTATTCTTCCGCTTCAAGTTCTTCGTAGATTTGCCTTTCAAGGTCAGCTTCTTCTTTACGAAGTTCTTCGAGTTTCTTTGATACTTCTTCCAGCTTTTCTTCTAGGTAGCTATAGATGAGTCCTTGCTGCATTATATCAAAACGCAGATCGCTAAGTTTTTCTTCTTTATCCATTATTTTAGATATTTGATTATAGCTATGATAACTATACACTTTATTCTATATATCAACAACATATCATTATACTATTCATGTTGAAGATGCACATCCCAACAGCTTTATATAAAGCAGGAAGGTCCTCTATGCTGTTGAGGGTTATGTAGCTGGTTTGATCACAACAGAGTTGCACAGCTTCTTCCATCTCGTCTTGGTTTACATCCTGAATGTTAAACCCTGCGTTTGTTAGTTTTGCTTTGGTCTCTTCTGAAAGACATTTTGTGAGATCCCATTCAAGGGATTCTTGGAAGATTAAATACTTCATTGTTGTTGGTTTTTATTTATTGTTCTAGATATTTGATTATAGATTCCATATAGCATATGGGAAGTGTTATTCCCCAATGCTCATCAACCTGCTCTCCCTGCCTTATTACAAGCAGGTCAAAGCACCTGCCATTTGAGTATGGGGTGCTAAGGTAGAACATATATCCCAGATGTGCCTTTGTGGCATAGATATGGCCTCCTAGTTTAAAGGCCATACCTTGAATAGGATACAGGCTATTTGCGAAGAGAGTGTTGGGCTTGTTTGCCAGAATGGAGAAGATGAGGAGGAAGAAAGAACGTTTTATATCCATGATTATTTGAAGGTTCCACACAAGAGCAGCCTACAAGCTTTAGTTAATAATCAAGTTTAGTTAGACAATCAAGATATAGGAGAGAGTAATTTTAAATCCTCTCTTTTAATACCTAGCTCTTGACTAAGAAGAGCTGCTCTCATAATATTTGTATGAGAGATGAACTCTTTACAGGAGCTAATAACTCTGATAACAGCTATTGCTGCATCTTTCTTAATTCTCAATTTTATGATGTCTACAGAAGATACTGTTCCCAATGTTGCAGTTTGGACAGGAGAGTATATACTCATACTATCTATCTCATCTAGACTATTGCATATACAATAATTGATGGATTCAACTGTAAAGAAGCTTCCATTTACTTTTATAAGTTTCATACAAGCTTTAGGTTAGGTTATCGTTTGTTGTTTTTATCGAAGTGTGTATATACAGGAACTTCGTTTATAGCGTATCCTGAAAAATCAGGAACTTCTTCAACCGTGAGGTCATCGAAGTCATCACCATATTTAGGTGAAACACATGTTTTTAAGAGGTATTCTGCATGTTTAATGCACTCCTCTTTTGTTGTGTAGAGTGGGGTTTCAACGTTTATAACGGGATCCCATTCTGCATTGATCATACATGCTTTGTATAGAACCATATATGGTTCATTCATTGTTTTGTTCATCGTATTTAAGTGCTAGTATGTTTTGATGAAAGTATACTTGTCCTTCTAATATACCTCTTCTTTGGCATTCCTTTTCTGCCAAAAACTCTGCCTTTATATAGCAGATGTCGCAGAACTCCTCTAAGGTCATTTTAGGGATTTGAGGTATGGGAAGATTGAGATATCGATACAACCATAGAACATCCGCTTTGAATGTGTTTATTGCGGATTCAAGAAACCAGTGAAGGTGAATTATATCACCTTTATCCTGGTTATATCTATACCCATAAAGGGCTTCTGCCTCTGGTAGAATGGCCTTCATAGCCATTAAAGTGCTGCTGTAGCGGTATTTATACTCCGACCATTCAAATCCGTGTAGAATTGAAGCTCCTGTCCATATAGAGATTATCTCATTGAGTCTCTGCACTTTGTCTAAGTCAGTTACTTTGTTTTCTATGGTGTAACTGACTTCCAACACGTCATCATGCTGTGTGAGTCGGATGGCCTCTTCTTTCACCTCCTCCATATATAGAGCTCCTTTGGAGAAAGTGTCAACCTTTCCGTTTGTATATAGTACATTATATTTTGCTTTCATATATCACCATTTTAAGAGTTTTAGATTCTTTTTTCATGTTCTCTATGGTGGCTTTATCAGCCTTGCAGAGTACCCTGGGATCTACAAAATATATCCCTTGGTATTCTGTGATGAAGTGGACTTCATATGGGTAGTTTGTTTGTATTGCTGCCCATGTATAGAATTGCCCACCATTAGGATGGTTTGGTGTTGCCACCAACATTTTTAGATTGTAGGTGATGCCATTAATGATGGCTATACACCTTCCATTTGTTTTGTTTTCCATTGTTGTTATGTGTTTTAAGTGAAGCCTTCCCTTTAAGAACTAGAGAACTTAGGAAGGCATTAGTTCTGTGATGATCAGTCTTCGTAGAACCACCAACTAAAGAGTAGCCCACGTCTCTTAAGCTCCCTAAATATAGGAGCTATAAAGTGGGTTCTCCAGTTGCGTGTTCTCCTCATTAAGTTTAGACAGTTTATGAGGTGATAGTCTGACATTTCAGAGAGATGTAATTTCTCTCCTTTTTTTGTTACCCAAATAGGGTCATCTGAAAACTTTGCCATTGTATTTAGTTTTAGATGTAGTAGTATGTGTTGACTTATACAAAGCCCTGATGGGCCCATACTATTTAAGCCCATCAGGTGAATTTCTTAGAACTTAAGAGCAGAAGTATTCGTACATACATTCTTCTCTAGTAAGATCCTCGAGTGCTAACTCATAGTAGTCCAGAGCATTAGAAAGCTCCCGCTCTATTTGTTTCAGCTCATCATGCTTCTCCACGTGTTCTTGTGGAGTGATTTTTTGCAGGTGATGGATTTTCTCAAGATGTTTATTGAGGTCCTCTACAGCTGCTTTGGTCTCCTTGATATTCTCTTGGAGCTTTTCATAATATTCACACATATCGTTTTAGGTTATATAGATGGGATTTAAGGAACAATTCATCTACCCCATCTTGGTTTAACATGTATATTGTATATTTCCTTGAAAGCCTTACTAATGTAGGCCATTCAGTGATTTTCATGTTATAAAGAAGCTCTAGCTCCTCGCGCATTTCATAGATATCCCATGTAGAGAGATTTTCTTGGGAAACTCTATGATCGAATACTTCTTGAGCCATGTGGATTGTGAAATCCAACAAGAACTCATAAAACCCTTTTTCCATTGTTTTATAGGATTTAAGTGAAACCCCTATTTAAAACTACTCATGTAGAAACTCTAGGAGTACTAGTTTTTTATATGGCTTGGTTAGAAGGGTAAATAGCCCGGTTTTTCATACCATGCTAAGCGCCTTATATCTGGGAAGAAGTGATCTAGTGTCTCATAGGGATCCCCCATTGCTTCATTATAGAAGTAGGGGACGGATTCTTTCCAGTCTGTGCAGTCTGCTAACAGATGGAAGATATCAGAGAGTTTCTCCATGTAGCCCTCTCTTTCTGAGGGGTCTAGAAACTCCCAAGATTCCACCACAAATGGTGAATCCCCATTCCACCATGCCTGAAAGGAATCGTAGGAATGTGCGTGGGTGAAACACATGAAGGATTCTCTGAGTGTGTAGTAGGCTTCTGTGAAACGTGCCATTGTGTTGTACTGGTCTTAACAGCTTTATAAGCTTGGGAATACACCCTTACTACCAGGAGGTTTTAGTTAGAATTAAGTTAATGAGGAGTAGAGGTGAAGAGAGAGGAGAGTGAGTATTAGTCTTCATCCTCGCCATCCCAAATGTGGAGTATGAAGTTTTGAAACTTCTCCCACATGGGTGTGGATTCCAGGATGAATATGACTCCTCCTAAGATTGCCATTATAAGCAATACTGTGAGGAGACACATAACATCGAATGTTTCCATAGATGCAGTGTTTTAGGTGATAATGTGTGATATACTTTAAAAAGCCACCATTATAACACATTATATAATATAATGGTGTGAAATATATTTGCTTTTTGTCTATAACCTTGAGAAGCATAACTCAAGGTGAATTATTGATATAATTCTATCCAGCTCCAACGCTGTACGCGGCCTCTGGATAGTTCTATTATCTCCTTTCTGAGAAAGAGATACCCTTCTTGTAGGGTCCACCCATTTAATGTAACCCTCCCAGTTCTGGGGTATATCTTATATCCCTTATAAATGATGGCGTCATAATAACCCCATCTGAGGTTTTCAAACACCTTTTTTAGGGCACTACTTGGGTTATCCCCAAAGATGCCCTCTTCATCCCAGTGCACTACTGGGAAAAGCCGCCTCATTATTAGGGTGGCCACTTTTCTTGGGATATGACAGTCATTCCTATATATAGGAATGAGGGTATCTTTTCTGGCCTCACAGGCCTTTTTGTAGTACCTGTAATTGAGGGCTTCTAGTCCTCTCAGGTATGTACTTCTAAAGGAGCTTAACTGCTCCTTTGTTACATCCTCATACCTTATAGGTAGAGTGATGGTCTCTATGCGATGCACAGGATGCCCCCATCCATCTATATAGTTAACTTCACGTGTAACACTCTCATATTGTCGTTGGTATTTTGCTTCCATGATTATATGTATTAGGAAGTGAATATCCTCTTTAAGACCACTCTTGTGGGAACTTGAGGATGTATAAGTTCTTTATTTGTGTGTGCTTTTTTGTCTAAACTTTAGGAAAGCATAAACCCAAAGTTGCTACATAGTGCTAGACCTTAAAGAGGTCTTTAAGTGCATCTGTAGCATCTGAGGCTGCCAAATAATACTCCTTGTTGGCCTTTTTGCGGTCTTCAGGAGTCCCCTCTATATAAGCATTAAAACTCTTAAAACTGCAGCGTATTACAGGTTGCAGTATTTTAAGTACAGAGTCTGCCTGCTTATCATTACCTCCGCAAATGTTGAGAACTTCATTCTCAAACTGAGATTCGCTCCAACAAGTTACGAAGAATCCTACAGCCTCTAGCAACATATTTATTTGTTGCATATAGATAGAATTAATTGTTAATAAATACTATTAATACTCTCTAGAACTGCCTTTTGTCTATAGGTTTAGATGACATAACTAAACCATATGAGGAACTTAGTGATAAGCCCCAACACCACGTCAAGGTGTTCCTCTTGTTGGGGAACCCACACCTATTACCCCCTATAGGTGTGGACAGTTGGAATGCTAAATAATCTCAACAGAGATTATTTTGTGCATCCTCACCCATGAATAGTCTCTCCTTTTTAGCAGAGAGAACACCTCTTCGGTGTTCAGGAGGATGTGTCTCATGGTTTCCCCTACATCTTCTGTAGGGATCTCTAGTTTCCATTCACTTCCTCCAGTATGGAGGGTTAAGATAGAAGTATTCCTCCCTCTTTCTATGTTCATTCCTCGCCATGTATGGCAAGAGTAATTGAATGATGGGGTATATTCCCTACCCTCAAATGGATATGCGTCTCTCCATTGAGTGTAATAGGGCTTTCCTATGATTTTATCTCTTTCGAACTCTATGAGTCCGAAAGGAGGATTTTTAATTATAATTTTAGGTTTCCCTAATTTTATTTTATATTCTCGGTAGTCTTCCCCCCAATCAACAGGGATGACCATGAACTCATTGCTTATAGACAATGAGTTTCTCTCTTTGCCATCAACTTCGGTGTATGGCATTGTTTTCACCCTCTTTTCCCTAACAAGGAGGAGTGTGTGAAATGGAGCCCCAGGCTCCAGTACATCATTTACGAGGGACATCCCTCTTAAGGCCCTGTAAAGCTTAAGGGCCACATCGCATCGGAGGTTGTCGGGGATTTTCTTGAAGTTGACAAGGACCCCATTTATGTTATACAACATTCCGGTAAAATACTTATTTGTCATAGTTGTATACACTTTAACCAGTCTAGATAGACTATATTCCCAGTGTGAAGGTTTGGGTTAATAAAAAGAAGAGAGAGGAGAATAAGCTGTCTGCCGTTTTATCTACATACAGTTGGGCCGGCAGCCCAACGCTGTGGTATAACCATTAATCCTTATGGCTTTCCAGCCAAACAAGGATTATGGTTGATATAGCTGCCACTACAAAGAGGGCAGCTATATATCCTTTCTGCCACATAGGAAGTGTGTCTACCAAGAAGACACAACCTCCCATGATAAGCAGAGAGAATAACACCACAAGTAAAAGTATTAGACGTAGCATACTATTACAATGTTAGTTTTATTGTGAAACATGTTGACTATAAGGCTGGATAGGCCAGCTCCCTCACTCTTGAAGTAGAGTGAACACTAGCAAGCATTAATTGGGCCATAGCAGTAATGTTCGACTGTATGGGCCAGGTGAGGGTATACTGTGATGTATAGCCCCCGGGGGGGTATCCCCCCTGCTTGCCAGGGGTGGGGGGGAGTGGGTAATAATCCTCAGTTTCTACAAGTATAAAAAATTTTTATTAATTTACTTTACTTTCCCTCATCTTTATAAATAAAAAATTTTTATTTTTATAAATCTAAAATCCCCCACTTTTATAAAAATAAAAAATTTTATTTTCTAAAATAAAAAATTAAATTTTAGTTTACACTTCTACACATATTTTAACTACTCTAGATATGTATTATAATAAGTGTTAAAATTCTATTTATTAAATATTTTCCATTAATAGTATCATTAGGATTTTATTAATTATTTGCATATATAAAAAATAGTAACTAACTTTGCAGTGCTTCTTATAAGAAGTGAACGGTCAAGTACTGTTAATCACATAGCCTTTAAGCACCATAGTGTATTAGAGATGAGGTAATTATAGTTTGCGGGTCTTCCAGCCAACCTAGGAGAATAAAGGGTACTAGAAGTAGGGTAGAGGTAATTGGAAGCTAGAGATAAGAGAGGTAGACTAATAATATATAAACGCCCCAAGGGCTATAATTACCTATGCCAGGCTCCCAATTTGGCGAAAAGTGGGGCAGGTCTCTCTATAATCTCTAGTTTTATTATAAAGGTTGATTAATAGGAACGCTAATAATATGCCTAAAATTTAATATAAAGAAATGAAACACGTTATAGGTAAAAGAAATGGTAAGACTATTGTATCAGGTGGTGGTAGTCTTGAAGAACAAAAAAATAATTTAAAGCATTGGGAGATTTTAGATAGTGTTGGTGGAGAAGGTCCTAAAGCCAATTTCGCTATTACAGATCCTGTGTATTATATAAATAAGGATGATATATATACCATTTTAACTGGGGATTATTATAAAACACAAAATACAGACCCTAATGCACTAGCTGGAAATGTTTCAGGAGATAATTATAGAATATATAGGGGAATTAGTGCGTTATCGAATAGTTTCCCTGAGGGTATTAGTGTTACTGCTGAAGTTTATTTAGGCATTCCTGACGAATATAATAAGTATAAATCTGTAATAGATTATCAAACAGAAAATTTTCCTGAGACAATATTAAAAAGATCTGAAGTATATGCGCAAAAATATCCTTATTTTGACTATAGTAGTTATAGTAAAGATTTTTTTATTGGTTCTTTAAATACAACAGCAACTTTAAGTACTGATGGAACAGTAAGTGAATTTTCTGGAGGACATCATATTACAGTCAATAGGTACGATCCTATTGGATATCCTACTGGTAAAGTCGTAGATTATATTGTCACGGCCAATCCCGCAAAATTAACCAAATTTTTTAGTAGTGTTGAGTATGCAGCAATTATAATTCCTGTTATGAATGTGAAGGGGAATATTCTTACAGGTAATATTATTATACAATGAAATTAGCATCACATAACTCCCTAACATACTTACCCCCTAAGAAATGGTATTTATATCCTTTGAGATTTATAGCAAGATGTCAAAGTAAATCTATTGAGGAACAGTATAAGTTAGGTATTAGATTTTTTGATTTTAGAATAAGTTTTGACAGAAACTTTAATGTTGAAATAAGACATGGATCAATGGCTTATAAAGGAGATGTAGAAGCATTCTTAGATTTCCTTAATAAGAAAAGAAACTGTTATGTCAGACTGATCCTAGAAAGAAAATTAGATGAAGAGGATATACAATTATTTCAGCACTATTGTGATATCTTAGTTAAAAAGTATCCTAGGGTAAAATTCTGTGGAGGTATAGATAAAGAATCTTGGAAGGTTATATACGAATTTAAATATAACCCTACTTATGAAGATAAATATTCTTCTAATAATACTCTGGGTACTCCATGTACAGGAACTTATTTAGATGATTGGTGGCCTTGGATATATGCTAAATGTAATAATAAAAGGAATATAAAAGAAGGCACTGATAAAGAATTTTTAATGATAGATTTTGTAAATATTCAATAATATATAAGGGTATGGGGCTTTAACCCTATACCCTTTAATTTTAATATATATATGGCTTGGGAAAATTTACCAATGAGAGACAGGGCTACTATAATAAGGTTAGGAGTTCAAAGTGGCCTTAGAGATATAAATAGTATTAAAGAAACTTATAATAAGTTTGCTGATGGAGGTAAAGTAGATAAAGAAATAACTACCCCTATAAAGCATCCTGTAATACCTAAAAGTGATGACCAAGTAGCAATAAACTTTTTAGCAAATTGGTTAAATAACAGAAGAGGACAATTATATAACAATATAATTAATTCTAATGTAGGCACCATGCAGTACTTAACAAAACCAAAAAATAAAATAAGAGGAGATATAACAAAGAATGGTTGGAGCGAAAAATTTGTTGGTATACAACCTGACTTTCTACAATATTTTATATTCAATAATCCAGATAGAATAGCTACAAATAAAACTTTTTATTCTCAAATAAATAATGCAGCGAGTGCTCCACAAACTATATTGACAAATAAACGCTCTAGTTCATATGATATAAGAGGAATGTATGTTGCACCCAATAGATGGAACAATACTGGGCATTATATAGCATATGCAGGTATTCCTGATAATGGGGTAAACATACATGAAAGAACACATGCTATGAATGCTGATCCACAAGAAAGATTAATACAAAATAAAATAGATAGCAGTAAACACAAAGATAAGTATTTAGATGATAGTAAAGAAATATATGCAAGGTTAATGCAGTATAGATTTAATAATAAACTATCACCTGGATTTGTGGTTACAAAACAATATTTACAAAAAAATAGAGATAAGCTAAAAGCTCTGAATTTAGATAGATATAGTGATGATGAACTATTATTCTTATTCAACGAAATAGCGGAAAATACTATAAATAATAACAATAATAAATTAGAAAACACTAGTAACTTCTTGACCTGAAACTAATAAATTTTATAGGTAGTAATATTAAATAGTGTTAAAATACTTGCGTAATTAAAATATTATGCTTTACTTTGTAGCGTCTTAATACTATGATTAAGCTCTCCATAGTTAAAGGGATATAACCTAGGATTTCTAATCCTATATTGAAAGTTCGAATCTTTCTGGAGAGACATACGGTGGAAAGATGTTTAATTGTTGTTAAATTGTACAATAACCTCCCTTAATCTGAGAAGACGGAAGGAGGGAGCTTGGTTCCTTAGTATAATGGTATTACTCCTGAAAGGGAAGATAGTAGTTCAAATCTACTAGGAACCACAAAAAATAAATATTATGAGTTGGTTTACAGAAAGCAATAGAAATAAACATTTCTTTTATGCAATACCTGCAGGATTTATAGGCACAATATTATTTGTACTTGGTTTGGCAATAGGAATGGAATTTAAGGATAAACAGTATGGAAATAAATTCGATGAACTGGATATTTTAATGACATTAGCAGGTGGTGTAATAGGACAATTTTTAGCAGTTGCTTTTTATATACTAATATATAAATATGTTATTTAATTAATGCCCTATAGTGTAACAGTAGCACGCAGGTCTCTAAAATCTTCAGTCTCAGTGCAAGTCTGAGTGGGGCGACTAAAAAACTTTTATTATGGAACAAACTATTCTTGATAACTTTAATAAGCCTAGTATTGAATACTTAAAACATGCTATGTTGGCTATACTGGATGATCTCAATTTTATAGATAAAGTCGTAGAAATACACTCACTTGGAAATGAATAGTTTGTACTAAACTTTTATGATGAACTTAATAAAATAAGTGTAAAAAGATGAAGGTAGATAAAAAATGGCAAGCTGAAAGCGATGCTCATACATTAGCACAATACCAGGAAATTATGAGTAGTCCTAGTAGAAAAAATGCTGCTATTAAAGCTGCTAAGGCACAAGCTGCAGCATTGGAAAGAAGAGCTAATGCTATGAAAATGGCTTCTGGTGGTAAAATAAAAAAATAATGGAACCTATGATTAAAGATGGAAAAGTTATGACTGCTATTTCTGCTGCTAATATTCGATAGTTGGTAACGAAAGCAAATAACTTAAATGTGAAAAGAGAAGACATAGTATCTTTAGTCAAGGAGAATGGTAGTTTTATATTAGTATACTATAGAGATGAAGGAGCCGATTGATACTTTAGAATTTAAAGAGCCTACAAAGTATGATGAGGAACCTGTTGTATACTGTAAAAAATGCTTATCCTTAAGGATACTTAGAATGGGCTTGGATGATCTTGTATATTGTGACAATTGTGGTGGAACAGATACAGGAGAATTAAATATTAAAGAGTGGGAAACTCTTTATAAAAATAAATATGGATTTAAATATTTAAATAATACTTTATAAGCAATGGAAGATAATAAAGAAGTAAAGGAGCTTACGTATGATCAACTCAAAGAAGTAGTAACACAGCTCCAGCATGATAACGATCTGTTATATGCAAGACTACAGCAGTTTGGAGCAACTACAATATTTAAACGTCTCGATTACCTATTTAAGGTAATAGAAAATGAAACAAGCTTTGAAAAAAACTTTGTAGACAGATGTGTTAATGAAGTAGTTGAAATAATGACTCCTGCTAAAGAAGAACCTCAAACAGAAGAATAATATGCTTGGGAAAATTAACAACGTTGTTAGGATTCCCACCACAAAAGAAAAATTTTTTAAATATTGGTTTGAGTTTCTTAAGCCTTTTCATAATCTCACAAATAGAGAGATTGAAGTAATTTCCTCATTTGTAAAACACAGGTATAAACTAAGCCTTAATATTACAAGTGAGGAATTACTTAATAAGGTATTAATGAGTGAAGAGACTAAAAAATCTGTAAGAGAGGATTGTGGAATAACAAGCTCTCATTTTCAAGTTATTATGTCAAAGCTCAGGGAGAAAAAAATCATTATAGATGATAAAATAAATCCTAAATTCATACCAAATATTACAAAAGATGAGGGTAATTTTAAGTTTATGTTATTATTTGATTTTATAGAATGACTATAGAAGAAATAGCAAAAGAGTTAGATTTACCGATTAATGTGGTGGAGAAAACCTATAAAGCCTTTTGGCTATGTATTAGAAAACATATAGAGAGTCTGCCTTTGAAAGAAGATTTAACAGAGGAAGAGTTCTCTAAATTAACTACTAGTTTTAATATTCCATCATTAGGTAAGTTGGCGTGCCCTTATGATAAATATAAAAGAATAAAAGCGTATGTTGACAGTAAAAAAAATTAAACCTATGTTTACTGCCCTTGTTACAACAATGGATGTATATGAAGAAGATGGTAAAATAGGTAATATTATAGATGTAACAAAAAAAGCAGGTACAGTAAAAGAATATCAAACAGTTTTAGCTATTGGAGACTCTGTTAGAGGAATTAAAGTTGGGGATTTAGTATCAATAAATCCTAATAGATTCGCAGTTAAGAAACACAAAGACGGAAGTCTTAAAGATGGTATTATTTCAGATAATCCTGTTATTGAATATAGATTTGATATTGTTATAATTGATAATAAACCCTGTTTATTATTACAAGACAGAGACATAGAATTTGTAGTAGAAGAATGGGAGGAAACTGAGGATACCTCAATTATCCATCCTAATAAAGACATTATTCTTTAAAGGACAAAGCCTCTCAATCGAGAGGCTTTTTTAATTTAGACAGATATGAAATTATTTAAATATGATGCATATAAAATAGTTATCTCAGAAGAGGCATTATTGCTTAAACCATTTAAACAGATATGGGTAAGAGATAAAACTAGTGGTAAAAGTAAAGCACTTTAGGAATTAGCATATATCTATTTTATGTGTGATCCTAGAAGTGATTATCAGTATATTATTGACCCTAAAGAGCGTGCAAAAGCAGTTATAGAAGGAGAAGGTTTAAAAGATTGGAAGCCCGATAAACAAGTTCAAGAAGCTATGTAGTTTTATGAATCATTTAAATCCCCCTCCGCACTTCTTCTCGAAGATACTCGTGTTGCTGTGGATAAAGTCAGAACGTTCCTTAGAGATGTTGATTTGAATGCACTGGATGATAAAGGAAAGCCTGTTTACACTATAAATAGTATAACATCTACTATTAAAATGATTCCTTAGTTAGTTAAAGACCTTGCAGATGCTGAAAAAGCAATTACAACTGAAATGATCAGTTCTGGAAAAATGCGAGGTTCTGGTGAGAAAAAATTATTTGAAGATGGAATTAACATTTAATGAAATAATAAACACTATAGGGAAAGCAATTGGCAAAAACCTTGTTGTTAGAAAAACTGTAGAAGCACATTCTACAATGAAAATTATTAAAACTTTTACAGGAGAATTATATGAGATAAATAAAGGTAAAGGTGAACTTATAGAAAGGTTTACTAAAACAGATAAAGTAGCAACAGCTTCCTTAGAAAGTTTTCAAAAAAAATTTGATTTGTATATAATACAAGAAATAGTAAAATTAGTATTAAATGGAGAACTTTCAATTAAATAAATATCAGACCCCTATAACTCAAGAATTACTTGATTCTATGAATGAGGAGATTAAGGAACAATTTTTTGATTATATTAATAATGTTCCTTATATAAAAAGACTGATTTCTTCTAATAGACCTTACGCTAAAGATCTTCCTAGAGATAGCGAAGGTAAAATTATTATTGATATAACAAAGCCTCATATATTAGAAGATACCGATTATTTCAGACCTACAGCAATACATTTTTAGAAAACAGGAAGACTTACAGATTTAAAACCTAATGCTAATCCTAACAGTGAATTTGGAAAGTGGATTAGGGAAGAAATAAGAAGATGTTATGAAGGATATGTAAGACCCTCAGACGGTGAATGGATTACAGGAGATATGTATTTCTTTTTGAATTATTGTCCTATGCAACTTATTAAGAAAGATGCAAAGGGTAAAACTATCCGTTCTGTAGGAATGCCTTTATTCTGGGAAGGGCACTATTATAAATTTCATTTTTTACAATAGTGTAGAGATAGTGGGCATCATTATATGGAATTATCAAGACGTGGTTGTGGTAAATCATTTTGTGGGGCATCTTTATTGGCAAAAAGATTTATATTAGGAGAAGGATATGAAGTAAATAAAAAAGTACAATGTGTTGTAACAGCTTCAGAAAGAAAATATATACAAGGCGCTAATTAGATTCTTGATATGTTTTAGTATTATATAGATTTCTGTGCTAGTAACACATAGTTTCCATCTAGAAGATTAACCTCTAGTCTTTAGAATATGCAATGGACTATGGGTTATTTAGATGTTGAAACAGGAGTTAGAATGGGCACAGAAAACAGTGTTATGGGTATTACATCTAAAGATGATGAATCTAAACTTAGAGGTTCTAGAGGGGTATTATATATAATCGAGGAGAGCGGTTGCCACTTAAAAGGTACTAAAGTTATGTTATATAATGGCACTTTTAAGAATGTAGAAGATGTTACTACAGAGGATCTTCTTATGGGAGATGATGGAACTTCTAGAAAAGTTTTAGAATTATATTCAGGAATTGATGATATGTATAAAATAACATTATCAAATGGTGATACATAGATAGTCAATAGTAGACATCCAATATATTTTAAAAGCTATAATTGGAATACCAAGAAGTACACAGAACATTTAATGACTGCTCCTTAGATTATGTAGATTAAAGATCTAAATAAAGGTAATTATATCTATAAGTCAGATAAAGTAGCTTTTCCCTATAAAAAGCTTAAAATTGACCCTTATTGGATAGGACTTTGGTTAGGCGATGGGGACAAAACAAGAATGGCAGTAAGTAATGAAGATCCTGAAGTATTAGATTGGTTAGAGACATATTGTATGACAAATTGTCTTAGATACTCAAAACGATATTTAAAACAATCTAAGAAATGTTATAATCTAAATATCTCATCTAAAAATGCTTTATTTAAAGAGTTTGTTTCTCTAAATTTAAAGAACAATAAGCACTTACCTGACATATATAAATATAATTCCAAAGAGGTGTTGTTAAATATACTTGCAGGTGTTATAGATACTGATGGGACTTTAAATAGAAAGAAACAGTACTATGAAATAACACAAGTTTATAAAAATAAACAGATTATAGATGATATTGCTTATATTTCTAGAGTATTGGGATTTAGAGTAACTATAACTACAAAAGTTGCATGCCAAACAGCTAAAGGTGCAGGACATTTAAATTATAGACTACGAATATCGGGAGATATAGACAAGATTCCTGTTAAAATAGAAAGAAAAAAAATAATCAAGAGACATACTGCAAGAAATAGAAGAAATTGGAATGAATATACTTTTAAAGTAGAACCTTGTGGAAAGGGAGAGTATTATGGATTTACTATAGATAAAAATCATTTATTCTTACTAGACGATTTCACAATAACCCATAATACATTTCCTAGACTATTAAATTTATGGTAGGTATTAAGACCTTCTGTAGAAGATGGTGATAGTGTATGGGGAATTATTGCTGCTTGGGGTACGGCAGGTGATAATGATTCTGATTTTAGTTCTATGCAAGAACTTATGTATAATCCTAAAGGATATAATGTTTTGGGAATTAATAATATTTATGATAAAGAAGGTTAGGGTAGAAAATAGTTTACATACTTCTTTCCAGGGTACTTAAACAGAGCTGACTGTTATGATAAAGATGGTAATAGTGATGTTATTAAAGCATTAGTACAGATACTAAAAGATAGGTATCTTGTTAAATATAATTCAACCAATATTAATGCCATTACTAAACGTATTGCAGAAATCCCCATAACTCCATAGGAAGCTATTCAAAGAGCTAAAGGTAATATATTTCCTATAACAGAATTGACAGCAAGATTAAATGAAATTGATGGTAATCCCAACTTTTATGATGATACTTATGTAGGTAATCTCATATTCAATAAGAAACACGAAGTAGAATTTTAGCCTAGTTATGATAAACCTATTAGAGACTTTCCTTTAAAAGATAATAAAAGTACTGGTGCTTTAGAGATATTTGAAATGCCGCAGGAGGTGTAGGGAAGAATACCACAAGATAGATATATAGCATCTTTAGATAATTATGAAAATGATGAGTCTAATACTATGTCATTGGGGTCTTTATTTGTAATGGATTTATGGACAGATAAAATAGTTGCAGAATATACAGGAAGACCAATGTTTGTAGATGATTTAAATGAGATAGCTAGAAAAGTTTGTCTGTTCTATAATTGTTAGTTACTCTATGAAAGTAATAAGAAAAACACTTTTTCATATTTTAGTAGAACTAATAGTTTGTATATGTTAGCAGACACTCCCGAATATTTAAGAAATAAACAGCTTATAAAATCCTCTAATTTCGGTAATTCAAGTAAAGGAGTTTAGGCAACTGTACCTATTAAAAATTTTGGTTTAACCTTAATTAGGGATTGGCTATTAAAGCCTGTAACTATAAATGAAGAGTAGGATGGCCATGAAGTATCTTATACTGTTCCTAATTTATCTTTTATAAAAAATAGGGCTCTGTTAAAAGAACTTATTTTATTTAATCCTGATATAAATGTTGATAGATTAATGTCTCTAATTCAACTTATGCTCTTTAGAGAAGAAAAAATGATTTTATATCAAGGTGATATGAGGAGAGCTTAGGCAAAACCAAAGGGATTAGAAATGGACCCATTCTTTGAAAAAAACTATAGATAGTTTAAACTTAATACTTTATAATAGTTAATAAAATAATTATTATGTTGTGTAATTGTTTATTATATGATACCTTTGTACAAAATTTAAAGTTGAAAGATATATGAGTAATTTTGTTAAATTACCACCACAATAGTTACCATTTAATAGGAAAAATAAAAAATGGAGAAAACTACATTGTGATTGGGCAGACTCTAAAACATTTTTCAACTATTCACCTGTTAGGAACAGTGTTATTCATAAGAAGATTAATTATGATTTAATTAATGGCAAACTTCATATGAGTGACCTTATGATGATATTAAATCCTGAACATCTTTAGGCAGGATTTATTCCTGATAAAATACAACACTATCCTATCATGAATAGCAAATTAGATGTTCTGAGAGGCGAAGAATCTGCCAGAGTTTTTGATTATAGAGTTATTATAACAAATCCAAATTCAATATCTGAAATAGAGAACAATAAAAGAGACCAAATCTATCAAGAACTTCAAAAAGCTGTTTAGGACACCTCTTCTTCTGATGAAGAGTTTAATCAACGTATTTAGTAGATGGGGGATTACTTTTCATTAGAATGGTAGGATATAAGAGAAATAAGAGCCAATTCATTGCTTCATCACTATATTAAAGAACTTAATATGCCCCTAATATTTAATTAGGGATTTATGGATGGAATGACTGTTGGTGAAGAAATCTATCAATGTGATATAGTAGGAGGAGAGCCTGTTATTGAAAGAATAAATCCTTTAAATATAAGAGCTTTTAGGTCAGGATATTCTAATAGATTAGAAGATGCAGACATTATAATTCTTGAGGATTATTGGAGTCCTGGTAAAATCATTGATACATATTATGATGTATTAACAGAAAAGGATAGAAAGTATATTGAATAGATGCCTGATAATTTAGGATAGGGGTCTACTGATTCTATGGATAATATAGATGAAAGATATGGCTTTATAAATGGATCTATGTTAGGAGAAACATTTAATTCATAGACAGACTTTTTTTCTAATATTACAGGAGAACTTGATGGAGTTAATGACTCCCTTCTTCCTTTTGATATGAATGGTAATATAAGAGTTCTCAGAGTATATTGGAAATCTAGAAGAAAGATTAAAAAGGTTAAATCTTATGATCCTGAAACCGGAGAAGAAGTATTTAATTTTTATCCTGAAACTTATATAACAAAAACAGAAGAAGGAGAGGAAGAAACAGTTTTTTATATAAATGAAGCTTGGGAAGGTACTAAAATAGGAACTGATATATATGTAAATATGCGTCCTAGAGTAGTATAGTATAACAGATTAAGTAATCCTTCAAGATGTCATTTTGGTATTATAGGATCTATATATAATCTTAATGATTCTAAGCCGTTTTCTTTAGTAGATAAAATGAAATCATATAATTATTTATATGATGTTATTCATGACAGACTAAATAAACTCCTTGCTAGAAACTGGGGTGTTTTAGTAAATCTTGATTTAGCTAAAGTTCCTACAGGATGGGATATTGAAAAATGGATGTATTTTGCTAAGACTTCAGGTATAGTTGTTACTGATAGTTTTAAGGAAGGCAATTCAGGCGCTTCTATGGGCAAACTTTCAGGGGCATTAAATAATGCACAACAAGGGGCTTTTAATGCTGATGTTGGTAATACTATTCAGTAGTATGTAAATCTTCTTGAATATATTAAACAGGAGATGACTGATGTTTCAGGTATTTCTAGACAGAGAGAAGGTTAGATTAGTAATAGAGAAACTGTTGGTGGAGTAGAAAGAGCCACACTTCAATCATCACATATTACAGAATGGCTCTTTATGGTACATGATGATGTTAAAAAAAGAGCATTAGAGTGTTTCCTTGAAACTGCAAAAATAGCATTAAAAGGTAGAAGTAAAAAGTTTCAGTATTTACTTGCAGATAATACACTTAAAGTTACTGAAATTGATGGTGATGAATTTGCTGAATCTGACTATGGTCTTGTTGTTGATAACAGTGACGGTATGCAAGAGCTTAAATAGAAACTTGATATGCTTGCATAGGCAGCTTTACAAAATCAAGCTCTTAACTTCTCTACTATTATGAAATTATATAATAGTACTTCTCTTGCTGAAAAACAAAGAATGGTTGAAAAGAATGAGTAGGATATGTTGTAGAGAGCATAGGAACAACAACAATAGCAACAAGAATTAGCACAATAGCAGCTACAATAGTAGGCTTAGTAGAAATAGGCAGAAATGGAACTTAAAGACTCTATAAACCAAAGAGATAATGAAACCAGAATACTTGTTGCTGAAATAAATGCTGAATCTATGGCTAATCAAAATTTCTATAAAGAAGATCCTGAACAGGCTAAAGCCGAATTAGCTGAAAAAGTTAGACAATTTAATTCTAAATAGGAATTAGAGAAAGATAAACTGGCCGAGACTAAAAGAAAAAATAAAGCTGACGAGGCTTTAAAATTAAAATAGATAAATAAACCAAATAATACTAGTAGCAAATGATTAAATATAAAGATATAGTATATTCAAAGAATGCCCCAAAGGAACATAATGTTTTATGGATAAA